ATGCGTTATATTATGTTGTATAAGTCATTCAAGATAAGAAACATGTCTGCATCTGGTGCAATTAACGCAATGAATATTATGACATGGAATATCGCTCAACAGAGCGGTATCTCAGATTGGATCGACATATACTCCCCATCCATTCTATTCATCCAAGAAGCAACCGAGAACACACACGTCGAGTTAGCCGATCAATTCACACTATGTTCTTCTAGCCCTTCACACTGCGGACGTACTGAAATATACGTTAAGAACGGTATCAACAACACGCCGCTACGTGAGTTGAACACAATGCGTGATATGTACGAGCGGTTAGTAAAAGATGGTATGTACAATCCATTGAGTGGTTGCTGCGGTGTTCGTGTGTCTGGGGTGGCTTTCATATCCATACACTTGGCGCCGTTCAAAATCAATGAACATCGTCGCAGCAGTAGCGTAGTTGCGATAGACGAAATTGTTCGCGCACTAGACATACCGGTTATTATTGCGGGCGATACGAATATGTTCGCCGCCAACGAGCGCTTTCCATACGGCGATCTATGGGAACTCGCGATTGTTATGTTCGGAGATGAACAAGCAGATGAGAACACTTGGACAATAGATAAGTATGAGAATGTGAATTGGTGGGGCAAACGTAAATTCAACCACGCGTCTTCTCGATCGAGGTACGATCGCATTTACGCAACTGGTCTTGGTGTAGAGCTTCTTGACTTCCGTATAGAAAAAGGTGAGTGTCAGAACAGTGAATCCATCAAAGTAGATGAGATCGGAGATCCGCTTATATACGTTCTTAATGGTACAGCATCTACAACGATATATAAATCGGATCATTACGCAGTAGTATCATCTATTATTATCGCGTGATCGACGCAACCAGACTTGTTACCATGAATATCCGTGTGGTATGGGACACTCGGCTATCACATCTTTTTTTTTATCATCAAAGCAATAAATTTGCAAACATTTGCGAACGCGCTTCGGTTCATATTATGTGGCTTGCTTTTATTCTATACATGTACCATATACGTATATACGTTGATTCGTCCAATACCCATTAACTATGTCTGGACATACGATCCCAATCTTTATTAATGCCTTGCATTATGATACCAAGCACACGCGTCAAGAATTAGATAATTCTACACCGTCTGAATCAATAGTCAAGGACGTTATACAGCTTGATACCAACAGTTTGACTATACAAGGACTCAAGCTGATGTTGGATGAAGCCGAAAAGCGAGCAGAAAAGCGAGCTGATGAAGCAGAAAAGCAAATCACTACGCTTCTGGATCTTGTAGGGACGTTAACACTTGCCGCGGATGCGTCTGTAGTTGTCGCACAGAGTATTGGTTATATCGAGACCGTTGTACCCGAAGAAGAGATTATTGATTCGTCGGATGTAAAGTCGAATAAAACGAAAGCAGTTAGCACCATTAAAAGAAAGTCCATACAGCGTAAGAATATTTAACTGCACTAATTATAGTGTTTAAACACGTGGTTCATTTGACATACTACCATCGGACACTACCGCCTCGATCGGTTCGCTTTTTGATGTATTCAATTCTACCAGAGTAGCAGATCGCGTAATTGTAGATGGGATTATATCGACGCGCGTTAGAAACTGTTTTAGTTCAGTAAGTCTAACTGGCTTTGTTTCGTAGTAGTCCATACCAGCCGCGATACATTGATCTTTGGACGAGACGTCAGCGGTTAATCCGCAGATTATAATTCGCGAATCGCCGCGATTGGATATTTTCTCCAGCTCCCGTATTTTTCTAGTTGCTTCGAAACCGTCCATTATAGGCATATGGCAATCCATGAAGATAACACAGTATCGATCAAGATCTATATCACTCGTGACCAGATCAATCGCTGATTTACCGTCATGAACAACAACACTTTCAACATTCAGTCTGGATAAGAGTTTCTGAAGCACTTTGCAGTTCATCTTATTATCGTCTGCAATTAATGCAACTGGATTCGTAGAACTGCTAGATACAGACGCCATCTGTAGCGGTGATGTGTTATCGGAACCACCACTAATCTGCCTGAACTTTTTCTCGGACATCACTAGAGACGCTAAAGATGTACTAGACTTAAAACATTGACCACTATCGCAACGGCTTAGAACAAGTGGAATATCGTCGGAGTCAGTCCGCAGCAATTCATCAACTATTTGATTGAATTCGTTTGTATCACGTATGAGTGGTATTGAGAACCAGAAGGACGAACCGATACCTAGGATACTTTCGACACCTAGTGTTCCACCGAGTAGCTCAACCAAATCACTACATAAGCTCAATCCTAAACCCGAGCCACCGAACTCACGCGTCGTTGATGCATCTTCTTGTTGGAAGCGTTGAAAGATTAGATCAACATTCTCTGCGGAAACACCTTTACCAGTGTCGCGAACGCTCCATAAAAGATTATCTCCACTAACGTTGATCGTGATCGTGATGTTGCCAGTGCTAGTAAATTTGATTGCGTTGGATAAGTAGTTACCTAGTATTTTATGTATAAAGGACTCATCGCTGATTATGATGTATGGAACAGATACATCAATATTAAGGTAAATATTGACACCGTTTCCTTTCATAATGCTAGAACGGCGGTAGAGTCTTTCGGCTAGTTCGCGTGGGCGGACGCGGTCGTGAGACATGACCATTTTACCTTCGGAAAGCTTAGTTGTGTCCAGTAGGTTATTAACTAGATTAAGCATATCGTCAGCGCTTTCTTTGATCGCACCTATGTATTCGGCATTGTTGGTACTTGAACAACTATCACATTCGATTAGATCCGCAAACCCTAGAACAGCATTGAGTGGTGTTCGTAATTCGTGTGAAATATTAGAGAAGAATCGCCCCCTTGCTTTGGTGATCTTTTCCTGCGCAAGTCTCTGAACATCGGCAGCATTTTGTATGATATTAATGATTCGATTGTGATAAACGTTAATAAGGTTTAACACAACACACATTACTAGGAATACACGCAAACATGCGTATGATACATCGTCGTTGCATTTTATAGCTACGATTATGAACTTCGGTAATACACATACTTCCGTAAGAATCATGAATTTTAGATTAACGTACGTCGGAATAATGAGCATCCACATTACCAACCATACGTTCGAATACATCTTTACGCACGTATCAACATCTAGAAATAGTTGAACGTATGTATCGGTAATCATCAACGCCGCGTACAGTGTGATTGCCAGTTTTGGTTTATTCATTCTATTTACAATCAACACGGTTGTAAACGACGCTACTAATATCAACGTTTCATATAGTTCTAAACTACCAGTTGCGTAACATACGCAGCTATTTGCTATGAACAGTGTTAGATACGCAACTAAAATACGACTCTTGAGCGTTGATAACTCATCTAACCCAGGCGGCGTCACTGCTTGTTCGATAACGCCACATATGTTCTTTGTGTGCTGTTCTAGCATATATTTATAATGTGTTGTGTAGATACGGCACCCAACAGATTCCACTATCGTTGATATACTGTATCCAGAAACTAAACTAGTAAATATGACACAAAACGAACGTCATTGGAGTATTCAACTGGTGATAATTAAACCAACTGCGAACCTTTGACGACCGTAGTTTCCTCGACCACACGAGGTAATTCCGCGGATGTGCGGCGCGAAACTAGCGGTGACGCATTAGAACCACTCGGGGTTGCACATGGTGTAATAAGCGGAGTGTCTGATTCGTCTTCCACAATTCCGTGGAGAGCGTCTCGTAGTTCTTCATGTGTTATCGGCCGAGTCATACAGCGCAACCGAGCGTGTGTATTTGGTGGCGGGTGTTGATCACGCGGTTGATCCACAGTTTCGCACGTAAATAGAGAGATGGTGTTCGCAGCATCGTGAAGATGTGATTCGGGTGATCCAATTGGTGTTATCGAACACGTTTTAGACGGTGTATAAAGTGGCAACTGCATGTTTATAGATCCATTTTGTTTTCGTAGTAATGGTGTTGGTAAAATGCGTGCGTTTGCGGCACGTACAATTGCGTGCCACGATATTGTTGCGGCTATCGTCATCGTACCGTATCCTATTAAAATAAGCGGTTTATATATTGGACAATACTCATTGTCAAAACTGGTCTGTGATACCAGCGTCGCAAAATTAACAACAATATTAACGACCGCAACGACACAGAAGATAATCCTAATTGCGAGTCGCATCTACGCGGTTGCGGACAATTCTTCTATATATTAAGGTACTTACAATTGGATAACATCAGCAACCGAGTGGATGTATATAACCATGTCGTATAAGAAAAGGTAAATACGTGGTGAATAACACCAACTTAAATGTGTTAGATTGTTTTATACGGTTGTTATATGTTCCGCTATGTTGCAAGTTGCTATATTGGTAATATTGGTAATTATAGTGATAGTATGCGTTGGTTACGTTGGTGGAAAATCGGTTGAAATGCAACTGTCGCGTGTCGCCGTGGCTTCTGTCGCTTTTGCCGCATATCATTTTGCGAATATTGGATGCAACACCGACAGAATTGACGAGCAACCACTAGGAATTAAAACTGCTGGTATGGAAGCTTACGATAAAACTGCGGGTGCGGAAACTTACGATAAAAACGTTAGATATGCATCGGTCGCGCATATTGCGAAAAATATGAGATCTAAATCATCTGGTAAACAACTGCCGCAAATGGAGAAGGTGGTTGCACTTAAGCTGATTAACGACGAGATCGCGCGCTCAGATAAACTAAATGCGGATAACAACAAACCAAGTAAGTATTATCGCTTTGGATATGATGGCTATTCACTCGATCCTACAACATCTTTAAGTATGGAACTACATAACAAATGTAAAAGCGGGGAACAACTTCCGAGCGTTCCGGTTATTTTGTCTGATATTGGCGATAAACTCGCGCCGTATAGACGGCGTGCTAAGGAGCAACCAACGCGACTACATATTGGTCAACTCAAACTACATATGAACGAAGTCCAATTCTTGACCAAATACGCGCAGATGGGTGATCTTGTTGTCTATGCTGGAGCCGCGCCAGCTAATCACACTCCATACCTCGCATCTATGTTTCCTACTATCGATTTTGATCTTTGGGATCCAGCGACGTTTAGACCACAGTGGCACAAAGACAAATCAGTCAACGAGCGCATACATATCAATAACGGATTTATGACGGAGGAAGTCGCACTGAAGTATAAAGAAGTTGCAAAACGTCGTCGTATTCTATTCATCTGTGATATCCGCAGTGTTCCGTACGATGATCAGGTAGCGTCTGATGCTTCGATGTCAATGGAGGATCACGTTGTTATGAACATGAAGATGCAGAAGGATTGGTGCAACACTATCAGTCCAATCGCATCGATGCTCAAGTTCAGACTTCCGTACGAATCTGCCGAAGGTGAAACAACTTCGTATCTTCCTGGTGAAATTTACTTCCAGCCGTGGGGTCCTCAATCTAGTTCGGAGACGAGATTAGTGACAACTGTATTCAATGGACCAGAAGCAATATACGACAATTTAAAATATGAAGAACAGATGCACTACTTATCTTCTATAGTCCGCGAGTTCGGACACTACAACGATTCACAAGAAGCGATTGGAAAGGTAGTGGGTGTATGTGATTGCTTTGATTGTGCGCTTGAAGCTCACATTTGGAAGGAGTACCTAGATACTGAATTCGCGCGTAAGGCGGATAACCTGAAGAACAAAACTATTCCTGGTATGATGAACGAAATTACCGCCGCTATCTCCCGCACAAGATATGACCAACCGCATTTGATTAAAAATACAAGCTACATTGATGACCACATGGATAACGTTGTCGAGATATCAAAAGAAGAATATATACAAGGACGGTTGAAAATATTCCTCAGTCCGTCGCTCAAGTTGGTTGGACTGAAAAATAGCCCAGGTAATGATAAACCGAACAACCATAAACCGAACAACCATAAATCGAACAACCATAAACCGAACAACCATAAACCGAACAACCATAAATCGAACAACCATAAACCGAAACAACATAAATCGAACAACCATAAACCGAACAACCATAAGAATCATAGGTGATTCAACACACTTGTGTATTGCTGCCGCTCGATCAACAAAATGTGGAGAATGTTCTACACGGATTTACTCAGAACATCAAGAACGTTAGGAAAGCTCACACACGTCTGATTTCTCGAGAGCTTAGTACATACCAGTATGATCCTGCATGGCGCTGAGGCGCAGTTTTTTGTACTCCTTGAGATCGATTTCTTTGAATGCTGCGAGGTTGGTACAGTCGCGAATCGTGGGGTCTCTGGTGCGCATACCGTGTGGATGACCGCCGCGAGTTTTGTTGAGGATACCCGTAGCTCTGGTGAGCAGCAATCGCATCGCAGTTGGATCATACCCAACGTCTCCGAACTCGTTCAAATACATGCGCCATATTGAGATCTCCGTAGCGCAATCGAAGCAGTCGTCCATATCTTCAAGTTTGCCGGTGGTGTCGAAGTACCCCCATTCACGCGGTACCGAGTTGAGGTAGTGTAGGCTCTCCTCGTATTTGCGGTTGTCATACGCAATGTACGCGGCTTCATCGTATTCCGCACGTTTCACCATAATGCGACCTTCAGTGGTGGTTAGTGGTCCCCACGCTTGAAAGTAAATATCACCTTCGAAGTACATGGTCGTGCCTGGAGCATACGGAAGTCTGAACTTGAGCATCGTGACTTCGGCGTCGATGATGCGAGTCCATTGTGCTTGCTCTTCCATATTATGAGCTACGTGTTGTTCGAAGTCCATCCCCGACATGGTTTTGATGTTCATGTCTGGATGGGTTCGGACGTCGCTGATGAACAACATCCTCTCACCACTATCGTCACGAATCTGTTGCGCCATGTTGCAGTCAAAGTAACGTACAAGCAACTGAATGCGATCGGGGTTGTGGCGCGCGCGTTCTTCAACACCTTTAGCAAAACCGGCGGGGTCGATGAGGATGAAGCGGAGATGTGGAAACAAGTCGAATATCATAGGTAGGTGAATACCTGTACCGGCACCCACGTAAACGACACACGTAATGTCGCGTGAGTGGAGCGTCAGGAACAACACCTCACCGAGCAACAACTTAAGTTGCCCAATGTGTGCGGCGGTACGTTGGTCGTATAGACGCCTCACGTACGAAGGGTTCTTCTTTTCTGCTCGGAGACGTTCAAGGTCTGCTAGGGTGGCAGGTAGCTGCAATAGCGGTTGGTCTGGATATTCCAAGATCGCATCACATAACGTTTCATTAAGAGCTTCAACGCCGTTGTACGCAAAGAATCTCATGTCGCCATTGCTCTCGAGCAAACGTAATTCGTCTTCCAAAGTGCGAGATTGGTCTTCGATGGCACCTCGCTTGCGGTTGTTCCCGTGTTGCGGGCGTTTGTTCCCGTGTTGCGGGCGTTTGTTCCCGTGTTGCGGGCGTTTGTTCCCGTGTTGCGGTTGCTTCGTTGATTTACCATATTTAGCCGACATTAAATCCGATCGTATTGTATATATGATTATATATTCTTCAGTTTCGGTGACATACCTCGACAGACTAAAGAACTTTATAAGATGAATTTGGGCGATGAAAATCCATTGGATCCGCCACATGAATACGTACCTATCGCGCCGCCTTCATATACCGTGGATACTGCGCCTATATCACCTCAGACTAGGTCATCTTCGACTGGGTCGCCCTCGAACACCATCGCTTTCGCGGCAGCAAAACGATTACTCATTGCCTATGGTCCATTCATCGCGCAAGTCATTGGTATTATCATCGCAATCATTATGATTATTTCCGCTGTGGTGTACGTCATTCATATGGTTACATCGAGTATGTTCCCCACTATGGATGCTAAACTATATGTTTATCATACACTACCATTGGTTGGTATGTTGCCTCTATTTTCACCAACTGCATTCAAAAATAACATGTTCTGGCCGCCGAGTTGGTTCGTCCGTCTATCCAATTGGGTGTATTCAGATGTTAAGATTTCTCTTATGTGATGGTGTCTACCACTAACACACATTTAGAGTAGCTGTAATAGATATAAGCGTTGTAATGACGACCACAGCGGTTTTGTCTCTTATGGTACCAACTTCATATGAAATCACCACATGGTTGTCTGAAGCATCACCAGAAACAATAGTACGTGTGTTGCAATTGGGTGAGCGTGCGTTCCACGCTGTTGAATCCGAACTATTAATAGCACTTCCCGCTAAATTCGAACGGGAGCATGAGCGACTGGTTCAGACGTGTATTAGAATAGACGATAGAATAAAAAGTGTATTGGGTGATGATGTGGCCGCGAATAAAGGAAAAGCCGGTGAAGAGTTCGCAGAATCGCAGCTAATTGAGTTCTTTCCTCGCGCAGCTATTGAGATAGTTTCAGCCGACGCGCAGCGCGCCGATATGCGCTTCAAGATGGACGAACTCGCGGTTATGGTTGAAGTGAAAAACGTCGCGCGTGTATCGGCGATTGATGTTGAAAAGTTCGAGCGCGATGTGCGACTTAGTGCTAACACTAATTGCGCGCTATTCATTAGTTTGCGCGATGCTCCTGTTCAAGGCATCGGTGAATTCGGCGCTGTATTCATTGACAATACACCAGTTGTATATGTTTGTGGCGTTATCGCAAACCCAGCAACGCTTCGTTGCGCTGTGCGTATGCTCGCGTTTATGGTCGCGCAGCATAAGAATAGTGCAGACAACGACAAGATAATTGAATTAGTAGATCGCGTTTATGGACGAGTTCGCGCCGATGCGAATCGCTTGATACAAATGAAACGACAACTATTCACACTTGGTGCGCTTTGCAACGAAGCAGAGGCGTCCGCACTTGCGAGTGAGATGGAGATAGAAGCTCTCTGGGGCGATACGTCCAACGTCGTTGTGCGCGGAGGTACGTCGTCCGAAGCGGACGCACATATTGAAGCTGCGGTCGCAAATTGTGCGCGCCTTTACGCGGAGAACAATAACATTTGGCCGAGCGCGAAGGAGTTATATGATTCTGGTGTTAAAGTAGAGGATGTAAAAAACGGTGGTGGATTCCGAGCAATCCTCCGAGACGCAAAAATATCAATCGGATACACAGCACCTAAGAAGCCGACGGTAGCAAAAAAGTAATAGTCGCGCGATTCACATTTTTTTCAGCGCACGTAATGTATATTACACAATGTCTACATAGAGTAAAAAAACCTCAATATAATGACACAATATGTGAAGTAATCGCGGCATCTTTACATGATACTAACCAACGACAAACTACAATTAATACGTATGTAAAAAACTCTTTTTTTTTACTTCACTAAAACACCATACGTAACCAAACACCATACGTAACCAAACACCATACGCATCATAATGCTACGCTAATGAGATATCGATCAATTTTACCTCGGAAAGGTACCGACACTAACACGGTGCGTTACTCACGTTAGTGTTTTCAGCCACCAACATTAACAGTGCCGGCACCAGTCCGCGCGCGTGGTGCTTTCGATGCCAATGTACCTCGAAAGCGCCCATGCTAGAATAGACGCTAGGGCAGTGGGTACACTTCAATAGAGTAGTCGCCGGGTGATCAAGAACAACATGTTCGTTCAGGGCGCAATTGTATTGAAACGTGCGTCCACACGTTTCACAGACAAACACATACGTCTCCTCGATACCGTGTGTTACGACCTCGTGGGTCAACGCAGTCTGCGTTGTCGTAAACGATGCATCGCAGTACGCACACGGGTGCCTACCATCTGGGCGCGTGTTTGCGACGTGTTTCATCAACCCACCCTTCGTCCGGTGAGTGAACCCACAAGAGCAAGCGCGCGCATAGTTGATGTCGATGACGATCTTATGCACTTCGATTTCGTCTTCGTCTTCGCCTTCGCCTTCGCCTTCGCCTTCGCCTTCGCCTTCGTCTTCGCGCTTGCGCTTGCGTTCGCCTTCGCCTTCGATTTCGATTTCGTCTTCGTCTTCGCCTTCGCCTTCGCCTTCGCCTTCGCGCTTGCGCTTGCGTTCGCCTTCGCCTTCGCCTTCGCCTTCGCCTTCGCCTTCGCCTTCGCCTTCGCCTTCGCCTTCGCCTTCGCCTTCGCCTTCGTCTTCGTCTTCGTCTTCGCCTTCGTTTTCGCGCTTGCGCTCTAGCAATGGTGATTTGTCAACCATAGTCGACTCTGCGTTCATTATAATAATAATACACCTAAATATATTCAGTTTTCATAAAAAACTAGCAACTTAGTAACTCACCAAAACCAACTTGTATGTCTTTCCAACAAATGTACGAGATATGGGCATTCGTCATCTACACACGATGAAATAGAACATCGTTAATTAGAGCAAACGCGGCCACACAGACACCTACCGAGGGGGGTCTGCAGGGACGACCTTATCACACACGTCTCCTCAGGGTAGTTGCGATCGACTTCACGCTTGTACGCGTGCATCTGCCTTGGGGTGACGACCTTGCACGTCGCCAAACAGTGCTTGTCACTGGAGTTGTTAGGCCAACAATGCGAGCAGGCGTAACCAACCCGCTGATTACCGACGGAGCACCACGATGCTGCGTCAGTGTGTGAGCCTACGTAGTAGACACCACAGTGTTCGCAGTGCGAACCCATGCAGTGTCCTGCGGGTCTCTCGCACCCAAGTTTGTTGCACGAGGTGGCGACCCCGTCACACGTGGCTTCGGGGAACATGTTCATGCGATACCGCGGACGTTCGCAGTCATCGCAGTGGTGATCAATGTGGCACATAACCACCACATCGGCACCATCCACGTGGTTCGGGCAGATGTGGCAGTCGTACATGATCTCATCCGGCTTGATATACTCGGTACAATCCGGGACCAAGCAACGGATGATCACGTTCTGGCTGACCCAGGTTGGGTGAACCGCGGTGTGGCAACACCCGAAGTTAACGTGGGTTATTACCTCAGGAGGGGGTGGACTCGCACTACCAGATGACTCGTCATCGCGGGTACGTTTGGGGGGGGACGCTCATCACCAGATGACTCGTCATCGCGGGTACGTTTGGAGAACATCGCACGGTCAGACATCGTATCCACGTATCGGTTCTCTTTGGAACGATAAGTACATATCGAGTAATATATATTCATTTTTTTGGTGGTTGGTGATTTAGAAAAAAGTTAGTTCGATTAAGTCCAACAACACGTTAAAAAAAGTACCATGCCGCATTAATTCAATCGGTTGAGTACTCATCGTCACTGTCGTCGAAGAATGCTTCAATGTAGTCCTCCATGTACATGTCATATGTGACGGAGAAGAGGTTGAGGGCAACTGAGGCGTGGAACTCACCAGGCTCGCTGGTGGCCGCAAGATATAGGATGAGATCGAGTGCGCCATCAGCAGTGAGTGGAAGCGTCTCCTTTCGGAGCATCAAGTTGTAAATCTCGTCGGGTGTCGAGTCTTTGTTAATGGTATTGAGTGCAGCGAGTGTGGCTGCGGTATTAGAACGACCATTCCTAGTTGCGAATCGGTAAAGTGGATCGAAATATGTATCATCGTCGCCACACCCGCGATCGACTTCTGGTATGTGTCTGTAAAGCGCACACTTTTCCCCAGGTTCGTGTTGAAGAAGTGTAGTTGTGAGCGCGGCTATCGCGACATCACCATCGAACGTCGGCGAGGTTTTGAACTTGCGGCGAGCAAAATGTTCAGCTGCGCATGAGTTCATGTATAGCGCGTATTTTATCGCTCCCATATATAGATCGGTATCGGGGCTAACAATAAGTATTGAGAATGCTTCATCGAGCGATTTGGCGACTTTGAGCTTCTTGAGCGTATCGTCTCTTACTCTGGTACAGCCAGAACCATACTCATCCATGAGTTTCCAGATAGTACCTATAAGATCATCGTCATCACCTAGAGCGCCACACGACTTAGAACGAGAAGACTTGTTCGGCTTGCTCAACTTCTTTGTGTATTTGCCGGACATTGTGTAGAGTGGTGGTATATCTATAAACTCATCTGGCTTCAATTGTCATTAAGACACGAGCACAGTAGTATACGGTATCTTGGATGTCAATCGATCTTGATGCACTCGCCGCTGAATTAGACGATATCGAAGGTGGCGATAACAACGTTATTGAACTAAATCTCATATCTGGTGAATCAATTAATGTGTCTGATCCAGCGCAACCGAAGATTAAAACAGGTGGATGTGCTTCGTTCTTCCCTAATGCTAAGTTTTACATTATGCCTGTATCTGACCTACGCGTCTTGTATAGGCAAAACTCAACCAAGACAACGCTTGACTGCGTTGATACAACAGATCCCGAACTGATCGTACAACTAGACTGTAACGTCGATTATAATGTTTTTATTCTGGATGGTGATATTCACACGCGGGATGAACTGATAGACGCATATCCATTTGAACACTTTGGTCGCGCCCCAGAAGACGCGTTTGAGCGACAAGAAATCGCATGCTTCTCACCGTTCGGTTGTGAGATGCTTGAGTTTGTATCACGTAGGTATTGGGAGGATAACAACGGTGCAGCACCGCCAATTCTCGCAGTTGATGAGATTCGTCGCCTGAAAGATCCAAACTATGCGATTAGGCGACCATCCGCAATTGTAGCAACTCATATCTATTTGCCTGGAGAGGAATGGGAAGACTTCAAGGCAATGAGTAGATTCATTAGAGGTTTCCGTAAATACGTTGCGCTCGAAGCGGCGCCAACTCACGCCGACGACGGCGGTGCTGGATTCAAAGCCGCGTTAAGTGTGTTAAGAAGCAGTTGTGGTTTGCTTACGTATGTACCGCAGACAAATGACGAAAAAAAGTGAGACTATTTCTTGCTGCACTCACCACCACTGAGACATTTTTTTTCAAGTATGAACAATGCGGTTGGTTGTCTTATCAACCACGCGACGCATTCTAAGCGGAATACGAATACGGTTGCGCGCAATAAGAATATTGATACGCGCGGTACTCGGGATTTCGACACCAATACCGAGCGCGAATCCTGCGACATCCACGTCGGGGTTCAACCTAAACGTATCTGCAGTCAATCCATTAGCACCGACGATATGTCCATCCTGTCTTAACAACCATGCATTAATAACCGCATCGGTAGTTGACACGCCTTCGAAGTAAATGCGATCATCTTGAATTAAACCATGTGTTTTGTAATTGATTTCGAGGAAGTTGTTTCCACCAATATCAGCTTGAATCTTTGCGTTGTACAACACATCTTCTTGAAATGCGACTGGTACAAACGGATTGCGAAAGATGATAGTTAAACCATGTAGATCCTTAATTGGTTCAGTAAAGATGAACTTTTCGAACCCATTGAGTGGTACGCATAGTAGCTGCTTCATGTTTCCAACCGAATATACTTCGAATTCGAAGTGGTGTTGTACGTTATTAGAATCCGAAAACGAACGAACCTTGAGGTCTCTGAACTCCATCGTAATGCGGGCACCGAAGGGAAGTTGCGTCATGGGACCTAACTGTGGAAGAGTCGGAGTTATCGGTTGCGCAGTATTTGCTACTAGACGCGGAAGCGACGCATCTACTTGTGGATCGTTGGTAACGTATGGAACGTCATTTAAAAGCGGAATGTAGAACGGCGCGACCTCAATTTCGAACATGCGTGAAAGAGTGTCTCCGACACCAATAGACTGATCATTTGTAATGCCGTTAATAGCGAAGTTAAAAGTATATGTGCCTTTTCTGATGTCGGATGACTCTGTCTTCTGGGCACTATCTAGCAATATGTAGATATCCGAAATACCCGTTGTTACCATTGTTTCTGACGTAGATTTTGCATACACCATTCCACCATCTTCACCGCCCTTTGTATCTTTTCTATTTGCAGTCTCCTTAGTACCACCATATTTCCAGTTCGAGTGGAACAGATCCGCATCTGGTCCGTTATAGCTCGTAATCGTTTCTTCCTTGAGAAGTTCTTGAACATTGACATCTCTCAGGCGTCCAGCAGTCTGTCGACTGCCGTAATCATACACAGTTTCATCACCACCACCTAAGTTATCTATGAGAGAACCACGTATATCAATTCTCTCATCCGCGCGCCTGTTCGTACAACGCCTAGCGGACATAACTATATACAGACCCAAATGTTTATCTTCTAACTTATCTAGAACGGCGTACCTCCAAAACGTTGGTCGCCTATGTCATGGAACATACTAGGGTACGTTTCACCATCAATTGAAGCATCACAAGTAACTGGTGTATCTATTGGAACGCTATTAATCGCTGGTAATACAGCACCCTCGACAATGGCAATGTGGTAGTATCTCAAGATCGCACAATAAACACTATAGTCGCGTCTCTTTGGTTCGCCTCTATAATTAGCGTACAACCTGTTAACGATCACACGAGATACTTTAATTTTTGAGTTCGCATCCTTAGTAAGCTTAAATTCCAATACGTTGTCGGTACATTTCATTGTACTCCAACCCGAGACGTATTTTGCATATCCTTTCAATAGTGATGCAATATCTGCGTCATCACATGATTCCGGCAACAGATAATCGAGTGTCTTGTCGTCTAGTTGTCCTGATCGTTTCTTATTGTGCTTCGCAATTAAATCCATAATATACTGACGCTTATCAACACCCGCTGATTTGATCAACTCACCGAGTGCAGCCGAACGAAGGTACCAACGGTGTGCGCCGCTAGTTTCTAGTTCCACACCTTCAATGATCGAAATACCAATAGTATCAGGAACACATACAGTATTTGAAACATGACCACCTACAGTATTTGAAACGCAACCACCCACCCACGTAATCGCATCACCGTCCACTTGAGACTCACATACAACGTTGTTATGTTTTTCACACCCTTCGCACGCACAGTCCTGGACACACTGGCAATCGTCCTTAGCACAACCACCTACAGCACCACACGTAGCACAACCACCTACAGCACCACACGTAGCACAACCACCTACAGCACCACACGTAGCACAACCACCTACAGCTGCACCAGTTGGTTCAAGTGCGATTAATAGTTTATTCAATACAGGGTTATTAGATTTCACAGCTGTAAACGTGTTCAGTTTTTCGTCGTATTTGTAGAATTCGTAACCTAGCGGTTTCTTAGGCTCGCGACGGTAGTGGTATTCAATCCCATCTATTTCAATCTTACCGTCGATAGATACGCTCTTTTTGTTTGGCGGAACGCAACTAGTTGACACATTCAGATCGGTTAGCGCATTTTCGCTGAATAGCTGTTCGGCGCTAGGGTGACACACGTAGCAATTGTCCCATCCGTATGATACACATTCTATAGCAACTTCTCGCAGCACTTGACGGAAGTCATCAATAGTAACCGCGCGAGCACTTGCGCGTCGGTAAAATTGCTCATCGATAGATTCAGTTTCACGCTCATCTTCCGGAAGTCCCTCTCTTACGTTCTCATTAGGGATAGACATGTAAATGTAAGTTTGTACTTTACGTTCATCGGCTGGTAGTTTCATATGACTACCAAGACGAATTGCACGAGCCTTTACCTGATCTTCGCGCGATCGATTCCAATACGGTTCCGTAATATGTACTTGACGCACCGCCTTCAAGTCAAGCCCTTCGGATCCCGCCTCGGAAATCATTAACACTTTGATAACATCACCGTGCATATTTTCATCACTATTGAACGTGTTTTGAATCTCAGTTTGACGAGTCGATTGAGTTTCGCCCGAAATCATAGTGTAATGTAGTCCTTTAGTTAGTCCGCTTTCGTATTCGATATACCCTTCCTTTTCCAGATACTTGGCAATGACATACAATCCACCAGAACGCAAGAACTGAGAGTAGATGACTATAGGACCCTTGCTCTTTTTAACGTTCTCCATCATGCGCGCGAACTTGGTTGAAGACTCTTCGGAAATATCCGAAGCTTTGATATTACTGAGAGCAATTGCTTTACCACTTTCTGCACCACTGGCGCTAAAATTACTGGACATCCGAGTAAGCGCATAGTATGGTTGAGTCGCACCAGTATCGCCAGAACTGGGCAACCGCATCGGTGCAGAACCGGGCGCGCTGCTTCCACCAATTCCACCACGCTTAGATGAATTATTCGTGTCTGAATCTGTATCTATTTGTTTTGAGTTCGCAATGTATTCATCATCGTCCGGTACATTGACAACCATCGAAAGTAAAGACATACCATCGTCGTTGCCTTCATCGGCGACAGAATTATCGTCGTTACATTTGGTAATTCGCGTGTGTGGATATGGATCATCCGTTTCACACGGATCGTCGTTTTTTCGTTCGCCCTCACCAGTTTTTGGTTTATAAACGGTTTTTCCACCTTCTTCTTTCGCCTTTGATGCTAGATAGCTAAGATATTGACGTTGGGACATAACACATCTCTCTATGATGATATCTAGTTCTTCGGGAAACTGATCGGCAAACGTAGAGCTTTTACCACCGATTCCTTTGGGTGAGGAAGACATGCGTGGATCTACGTGTGATACCAACCCCAATAATCTCGCAGAGAGTTTCTCTTTGTTTTGAATTCGTTTATCGCGACCGACGTACGCGCTAATGAACGAGCTGTATTGTACTGGCAATAGATTGACTCCAGCTAGCATATTGAAACATGGTACAATCTCGAACGGATCCTTTACAATCGGCGTACCAGTGAGAAAGACAATACGAAGATCGCGAGCACGCATAATCATTTCGTATAGCTGCGCACCATTAGTAGATCCATTGACAATAGCACGGAAGAAGTTATGAGCCTCATCAACGATCAGTAGGCGACCATCGAGAGAACCAGGCATAAGAGTATCACTGCCCGATGTTGCGCGAGCAAGTTGAGTCAGTAAGTTATTAGCGTTAAGACTGATATAGCTCGGTGAAACTCCAATACCGCCATCTTCAGTACCCGCGGCATCCGACAATTCTTTGAGTTTTGCTATCGCCCCGACAAGATTGCTTTGAAGCGACTTCGGTGTTGCGATAATGACTTGACGCTTTCCTTCCAATGATGCTTTAATTGCAGCAGCAACAATCGATTTACCCATACCCATTTGATGCGTAACTAGCAAACCGCGACTTAGCCCAGCGCCAAGCACAATATCTTTATCAACTACAACAGCGCGGGTTACGAACTGATAATATTTAAGCACGCTTCCGCTATCTTTCCATTCTTTGTGGAGTTCATCCAATCGCGCCGCGAGCTGCAACGGAAACGATGTGCTGTTGCGATCCATGACGACTGTATATAAGTTATGGACACAATTTTCCAATACGAGCCGATCCTAAAAAAGAAGAATGTCGTAGCTGTGTTGAGATATCGATTCAATAGCGAGGTCGCCTAATCGCAACTGCATTGCATCCAGTAAGAATGTTTACCTTAGCTTTTAGCTCCTTGGGTTTGATAATCGGTGGATTAGTGATGTATTTTAGATGGCTAGGTTTGGTGCTGTGGTGCGTGGTCAGGTACTTGAAGTACATGTCTATGTCGCACTTCTCTGCGTACGTTTTCTTAATACCACCTTTTTTTTCTTGATGGTACTTCAGCACAGTATCATACGCGTGTTTCCAATCGGATTTACCACCGCGGTTGAGATAATCAAATAGACAATCACATTTGTTGCGCATTGTTGACGATCTGCTTACCACGCCACATCGACGACACGTATGATCTCGTGGCATTGATGTCTTTCGAATGTTGCTATATTTAGATGGTGTCCCATCAACGTTGTTTCGGTGTGCGGCCTTCATGCGTGAGTAGTATCTGTCGTGTATGCTTTGCGATTCACACTCGCAATTCGTGTTACTAGTCTTGGCGAAAACACACATAATCAATGTATACCAGTCGTTGTATATCAGTCGTTGTATATTTACTATATATATACATTCAGTTTTAGACAACCGACACAGACACGCAGTTTCGTGTATTCACTGGCCACCCCTTCTCATCATATACGAGCTTACGCGTGGCGAATTGTCCAGTCAATGAAGACCCTACATCTACGATATCTATAACAATACGTTCTATACTTTCATCCGATCCGCGACGGGTAATACGGCCGATAATCTGCATCAGTCCATTGCGCCGCGGCGTTGCGAGAATCATCGCTGTCATCGGTTTGATCGATACTCCACGCCTGCTATATCCATACGTGGTTATGACAACATCGGCATCTTGAGCTAATGAAGCAGCTTCCGTGCTCACACCACCACGCAAAATAGACAACTCTGGAACACTAATAACTGTACCTATGTTACCGCATCTACATGCGGTTGCGATTGTGTCGGATAACAGTGGTAGATAATCACGATGCTCAGCGAATATAAATACGTGGTGACCATCTCGTAAAAGCGCGATTGCTTCCGCCGCAACCATAGCAAGTCGTTCTGGGTCACTAACTATTTTACCGATTGTTAGCTGTGAATTGACTGTACCATTTACTAGAACTGGGATGGCGTAAGTACGATCGCGCGCACTATATCGCACGCGCTCAATCCGCCCGTAGAAATGAACTGTATCAACTGGTGGTTTAACTGTACCACCAAGCATTAACAAGGGAAATTTATCCAGCTTAGATGGATCTACTCGTGGTGTCGCTGACATGCCGACAATGCTAGTACCCGCGCGTTCTGCGACATCTTGTAGCAACCACATAAACGTTGCGCGCTTCATCGTTTTGTATTCATGTACTTCATCTATAATGATTAGACCAAAGGTTGATAAATAATCGACGTCAAACTTACGGGCACTATCAATTACTGCTATTACCACATCGGTATCATCGCCAGAATCGGTCTTCTTTTTCTGTCGATTGAACTGGGCTATATTGTGTTGTGGAAGAACGATAGCTGCTTCATCTGCCCACTGGTCGCGCAATCCAGTGGTTGGAACAATGATAAGGCACGGTGCGCCGCAACGCCGCGCTAATTCAAGCGCTGCACGTGATTTACCTAGTCCAGTATCCATCTCCAGATATGCAGTACCAATCTCAGCTAGTCTGTCTTCCAACATATCGGCAGCACCCGATTGGTAATCATAAAGATGTTGTAGCGGCTCGCACAATATCTTCTCTTCGTCCACCATGCGACCGTGCCACTTGGTTGGAGGATGTAGTTCGCCGATTGCTCCGAATTTTCTTAGTTTTGCTAGTTGTGAATACGGTAACCTAATGTAGATACTCGGTTCAGACGATGGATCATTACTATCCGCGCGTGTGGATACGAGTTTATATGCGGGTATGCGTTTAGCGATTGTCACCCACGGTCTAGAACCAGGCTTTTGAACTTTCTCAATCGCAGTAATACCGTTCAAATATTTCGATACTTTTTCAAGCGAGCCGAATGTAGCCACGAGCGCCTTTCGCTCTATTTGGTTAGAAGTGTCCATAACACTATTAATATATACATTGTCGTTTAATCTATATCACAATATAAGCAGGCTATTTTACTTGGTTAAATAATACCATGGCTAACGTCGATGGTGCCAAGCATATTCTCACAGTTAAAGATGCACGGAGTGATCCTTACTTGAAATTGACAGACCAACTCAGAGTTCGTCTGCAAGAAAACAAAGCGGCACGTTCTAAGGACAAGCACCCGATTACTACACCATCATTTGCTGATATTAAGCAGACGCATTTGCTTTATCTCCATTCGTCATACAAGCCGTTCGTCGATGTTGCCAGCCAGTATACCAGATCCGATAGTGGTATGAACACTATCACATCCAGATCGCAAACACATGTGTTCAAACTACCTCCCAATGGTGACTTCATTAGCGACTGTGCGTTGATGGTTAAGATTAAGGCGTTCGGAGAACAAAACCCCGTAGTCAATACCACGAACAAATTCCGATTCTGTGCGTACCCAGGTATTCGCCTACTTAAAAACGTCGAGTTCAAGAGTGATGGTGTTCTTATCGACGATTACACTCGCGATGATATTGCGCTAGCGAATAGCTTCGAAATTAGATCAGACGCGCGTGTTAATTGGCAGAAGCAGATGGGTCAGCAACATCTTAAATACGGTGAGTTCAATAACGATAACCAATACACCGGTTGCGTTGCGTATAAGGACGGCCTACAAACTCAGAAGTTTTACCACGCAGAAACTACAATGTTTATACCGCTCCAATTTTGGTTCTGCAAAGACGCATCGCGCGCTTTGAAGGTTGATCAGAATCGTTCTTCGCAGCGTGAGATTATTATCGAGTTCGCATCTCTTGGCGAACTTGTACAAGAATTCGATCAGCTTGGAGTACCGCAATATATTAGCGCGGGTGGTTCCATTACTTCGTCCGACATCGGCGATTTACAACCACTTTCGCTACCATCTCTTGATGTTACCGTATCCCTTTACGTGAATAATCTCGTTGTTAATCCCGAGATTCGCGCCATCTTCGCCTCTCGTATTACAGCCGAACTCGTCCGCGTTCATCGCCGTCAGGTTGTAACAATTAGTTCCGACATTGGCTCCATTCAACTTACTGGTATTAAATACCCTCTTGAATACTTCTATGCTGGCATGCGCGATGCGGCGAATAAACAAAATTTCGACCACTGGCATTTGTTCGGTCGCGCCGCAACTCGTACCGATTCAACTAATATTGTTGTACCATCACTCATATGGAATCCTACGCTTAACGTTAATGAACTAGTCGCACGTGTTGTCACCGAAGGACCCGATAGCTCGCTCGAACCAATTGTAGATACTATTGGTATTACCGTCAGTGCTGGTGTCGTTTTGTATCCCGTTCTACCCACTAGCTTTTACAACAGTCACATACCTGGTAAATATTCATACGGTAGCAAGATTTCACCTATTGCATCTAGTGTTGATACATCAACCATGCTTGTTTCCTTCTGTCTTTATCCCGGCTCGCACGACCCATCTGGTTTCTTCCACACATCCACGTCTCGTGAATTGTGTATTAATTACACCGCATCCACTGTAAGTGCTTCGGTCCCAGCAGAACTCATTGTGTCCGCATCCACACTGAACTTCATCATTTATTCTGGTGACAAAATTGGACTCCGGTTCTCCACTTAATGTTTTAAATCAATAATGAGAGGTCGTGTCTTCCGATCTAGAAAATATTTTTTAGATTATATAGACATGGCAGCGAGTGGAACGAGAATCGCGTACCTTGACAATAATGCAAATACGCTTGCACCTGCTGAAGTTATTGATGAGATGATTACATGGACTAATCGTGGAAACCCGTCGCGGGAAATGATGGCAAGTTTTCGTGAAGAATTAGCAGCCGCATGTGGTATCACTCTTGAAGGCTCGGACGGTTTTACTATTCTACTGACGTCTGGTGCGAGTGAATCTAACTGTCATATTTTAACAGTTGCCGCGCGCTCATACACGCGTAAAACAAATAGACTTCCACATATTGTTGTATCTACTATAGAACATAAATCAATCATATTGTGTTGTAATCAACTACTCGAAGATAAGGTTATTCAACTGACTATGGTGGATCCAGAAACGACTGGTGAAAGAATTGGTTCGATTGATCCTGAGAAAGTTGGTGATGCGATTAGAGAGAACACTTGCTTAGTCTGTGTCATGGCCGCAAACAATGAAACGGGTATTAAGAACGACGTTAAGGCAATCGCCGCTATTGCGCACGCGCACAAAGTGCCTATGTTTTCCGACTGCGTTCAAACATTCGGTAAGTACCCTACACAGGCAAATGATATTGGTTTAGATGCATTCAGCATGACTTTTCATAAATTACACGGTCCGCTTGGCTCTGGCTGCCTATTCATTAGAAACACGTTTATGACTGGCTATGGATTATGTTCATATATCTGCGGTATGCAAAACGGTGGAATGCGCGGTGGTACAGAAAACATACCAGCGATTGCTGGTTCGCGTAAAGCGCTTGAGCTGATGCAAATAGATCGCAAGAAAAAGACCGCGCGTATGAGCGCGCTCAAAAGTGCGCTTTATAAATCGCTTATAAAGAGTTACGAATCGCACACATTGGATAGTTACCGTAAAATGTATAGCGATAATAAGATCGAACCTGATCATACTGTGATCGTGTTCATAACACCAAATAACTCAGATCGCGCATTGGAAAATACACTCATGTTCGCCGCATATCGCCCAAAATTGTGTAACAAGAACTTGCAAAATGAATTAGAAAAACTTAATGTGTTAGTTGGTGTCGGTAGCGCGTGTAATACAAAAAACGCAAAGGCTTCCCACGTATTAACAGCGCTCGATTTACCAGATGCGCTAAAATGGAAGGTACTCCGTGTCTCGGTAGGTGATAATAATAAACCAAATGATATCGAACAGTTCTTGAATGCGTTTGACATTGCTATCAACTCCCCGAATTCGCTACAAATAGAAAAAAAGTAAGTGTAATGTCCGTTGGACTAAGCATCGAAACGAATCACTCAATAACTTACATTTGTTTGTGTTTAAACCGTGATACCAGCAGCCTTGGCAACAGCCTTCAGTTTCTTGGACTTGTCAATGCTGATACGGGCTTTCTCCGTCTCGCGCTCATACGCACGCTTCATACGAGCGTGTTCGGTGGTCTTCTTTTTCTCCTCGTCGGTAGCCTTGTCTTCGACGCTCTTGGAACTCTCGCGACGCGCACCCTCACTAGTGATAAATTCCTTGTAAATTACGTTCTTCTCATCAATGAACGATAGAACGCGATCACGCGCCGTCTCTCGCGCTCCACCAGCGATAAGAATCAACTTGATGGCGGCACGGATGTGAGAATGATAGAGGGTGCGTACATTAACAACGTCATGGACAAGCACCTTAGCAGTGTCCGCAATACGTTTAACTGCCTCAGCAACAAGATCGCTTCCGAAATCTCGGAACTCCTTCTGGACGCGCATGTCCTTGTATGTTCCACCATCCTTCGCCTTTACAGCATTAACCGCGTCGCCGAAGTACTTGTAGAAGGTAGTCGTAGTAACCTTCTCAACCTCGTCTTCGGCGGCAACTACATCCTCAGGAGCGGCATCATCTTCTTCATCGTCGTCCTGTTCGAGCTGCTCCTTGTACGCGATATATGAAGGAAGTGTATTCCACATGGCAAAGGTATCGATATCCTCAACGAATCCCTTGTATAGATGTGACTTACGAGCAGTCTTAAGATTCTTGCCGCGAGCAACTTCGAATGCGTGCATAATAAGCTCTTCGATACCATACGAAAGCGCAGCGGCGACACCAACTGGCGCATCGCGCCCCATGCGGATAATATTAGATGAAGCAGCGGATTCAGCGGCGGCGTCTCCCCCAGCCTTCGCGGCGGAGATAAGATCGCGGGTAGCGTTGTTAAGGTTATACTGGAGGTGGGACTTGGTGCGGGATTGGGTAATGTGTAGCCCAAGAAGGGTAGTAAGACGAGGAGAAGCAGCGTCATCTACTTCATCGGTTGCAGCGACAGCAGTGACTGTAGCGGTTGCAGCGACAGCGGCGACTGTGGCGACTGTGGCATCGGTTGCAGCATCGGTTGCAGCGACAGCTGCAACTTCTTTGGATGCGGTTTTAGACATGGTATGCTTTTGTGTTCTGAGTCTTCAAAGACGATCACTTGTACTTCTTATATAACATGCCTTCAATACGTTGCGAAGTTTGAAGGGAATCACATATTCGTGCTCTAATTAATATATGCCGTCTATTTTATTATTCGTGCATCTCACGCCACAAAGCATCGAGATCCACACCTTCGTTGTCTGATCCGTTTGGGTCGCTAATCGTACTCAGCAACTTGGACGTATCTTCATCATCCGATTCGTCGGCTCGATTAATACCAACACTCATTTGAGCATGTGCGATTTGCATTGCGTTAGGTGCATAAATTGGCAACACCGAAGGTGCAAAGACGCTAACTTCTTCAGGCTGATCCATCATTTGTTCTTCGGCACATTTGAGCGCTTCATGTTCGTGGGGTTGTATTTTCTCAATATCTTGACGTTTATTTTCTTCTTCGTCGATTCGAGTATTTTCTTGTTCGGTGTTCTGCTTCGCTTCAATATCTTGACGTCTAGCGTGTTCTACACGGCGGTATTTCATCTCATCATCAACTGTTGTCACATTCTCTTCTTTTAAGATTGTTGTTGTGGTTGCGGGTTTTCTATATGTATCCGCTTGCACTGAAGTAGGTTCGACTGGTTTGCTACGGGCTGCCACTCTCTTATCACGTTCGGCACTACGTAATGCTGCGTCATCGACTTCCGTTTTCGATGGACATGTTTGATTAAACATTGTAGATACCGCGGCCTTGGGTGAAACATTCATGTCTGGTGGGTACCAGTAATACATGGCTACCAAAAGGATGATAACAATTACAACTAATATGGCAACGAATAGCCATATACGGTTCTTATTGGTGTTGTAAAACGTAGGTGTATTTAAGTCCACTACACCGACTACGGTTATCTTGTCCTTAGTAGAGTCGCTGCTACCGTCGATATCTACACCGCGTTGATCAGACGTTTCATGTATATTATTATCTCTGCGCGGTGCTGCGTAATCTTGTTGCATAATAAATTCTTCAACTTCGCCGACTCTTGGATGTACTGGATGGTACGACATTTTGTACTTTGCTTGATATAACAGATATGTCTAGTTCATCTAATATGAGCGACGAAAAACAACATAAAGTATCGAGCGTCCCTAGTACGCAACAACCAAATCGTATGATGCGTTCAAACAAGCGAACGAACATCGAAACTCCTCAACCACAGACTACAACCACCGACCTTGAAGCGGCGTTAACCAATGTACTTACGATCAATAAAAAACGTATCGTATATAACGTGGAAACTAGTGCATCTAGGCCAGCAATAAATCAACACCAAATAATGAAAATGAAATCGTTATATGGTGCGCAACCCACCATATTCGGCGCACCATGTGTAGTAGGTTCGGCGGTACTAGACATGACCATTAACACCGCACCTAGTGCTGTTATATATAACCCCAACGAACTACTTAACCCATCAAAAGCAGTTCAAAATGTAAAGGTCGGTCTGAACTATAATATAATCAGTAGAATGCGTACGATCACGGAATCAACCATGAATAATGAAGTACGTAAAAGCGTTGGTTCGATATCGCTTTCGGTTGGGGACGAACTATGTAGAACTATCGACGGCGGATTAACGTTTGATAAAATGAGCAATATAGAGGCACTCGTGATTGGTGGAGAACCTATCCCTAACGAGCGTCTGAATAAATACAACGAAGTGATGATACATGCGATATTCGATGGTAGCGGTCTAGTTATGCCACACTTCTTTAAATTTGATGTTATTACACGAAGTAGTGATAAGATGAGATCTAGTGAATTACCACCACACATGAACTTTGCGGCAACTGAAGAAGTGTTGACTGGACGGCTTAAAAAGGTGTATCCGGAGGAGCTAAAGACGTCTGTACGCAATACATTCAAAAACAATTTAGTAGCACACCGCGCTGATCACCCAGATACACCTATAGATGGTGCGACTTTGTTTTCGCTTGCCGTCGGTGATACGGATGAAAACAGTTCTTCGTCCATAGCGGTTGTATCCGCATTTGCAGGAGCGTATGATCCATTATTCGAGACACGGAAAAACAAAACAATTAGAAGAGAACTTGCACTATCTAACCTCATATCTACATCCGAATCGGCGATTGCATTTCAACGCAAATTAGCTGGTGGGTATTATAAGTACGAATATGAGCTACTTAAAAACATCGACGATCCGATAAAGCTGGCAAAGACGTTTAAGAAAGCACTGGATCACGCATTACCTTATGATCCCGATTCTAAACTCGTGGAGAAGAGCACAACTCTCATACCGCGACTACCGCTTAAGGTGTTCTACTTGCGTGAATCAAAGATGTAGAGGTTTAGTGGATACTGAGCAACTCATCTAATTATTATTTTTGTTTTCATGTTGGACGCAGACAAATAAATAAATATAGTCATGGATCGATTGGAAGTTGAGGTCAATGTGCCGAACCCCGCACGCAAACGAGGTCCTGGTCGACCCAAGTTAGCACCCGCGACGCCAGAGTTGAAGATCGAAGGTGTGGTAGACACACCAGACGACGCAGCAAATCGCGCCGAGTTCTTGTACAGAGACCCGACCACATTTAAGGACTTGTTCAACTACTTCAAGAACATCAAAGCGCGCAACATACACATCTTCTTTAGAAAGGCACAAATCGCGTTCATGACGCGCGATCATTCCCGCTCTAGTAGAGTTATCGCGTATATAGACTGTACTAAAACCAACTGGTATTATTGCGCAGAGGAATTCCGCATCGGTATTAACCTAGACAATTACGAAAAGTTGTTCTGTAGCATTGGTAAATCGGAGTACAAGATCACGTTTATTTGTCGCCACGACGATCATGAAAATATCACAATACTTCTCAAGGATTCAGAGGTTGGTAAGGAACACGCATCCAAAATGAAACTATCCGATTTCGAACCGGACGAAGAACTGTTCGAGGCTGAAGAGTGCTTGGATATAGTTAATTTTCCGCTTGAATTCACGGTCAATAGCAAATCATTCAAAAGCGATATCGCAAACGCAAGTGATTTTAGCGACTTCATGACCATCGAAAAAGTAGGTAATTACCCGCTTCAATACACGTATAACAAAGTTAATGTAGGCGTGTTTTCAGTTACGTTTGACGATTCGGAGAAGATAAAATTGAGATCCGATGTCGAAGCCGATTGCGTTTTCAAGTGTAAGTTGAAACTCTCACACACTCGCGCGATTGCGAAGTCTTTGGTCACAAACAACATTACAATCCTTTGTAAAGAGACTGAAGATATCCTATTCCGCTCTAACCTTGAAGGTGGTATCTTGGTTGTAAACACATTCGTGAAGCTGGCAGAAAAAGAACAACCTAGATAGTGATTCTAAAATAATGAACTGAGATCGGTCAAAATACGTTGCTGTAGTCTATATGGGATAGATGAACCTTTGTTCTCAAAGTATGCTGTGGCACGGCTCTTTATAATCGTCAGTGCGGTTGCGCAAAATATCGGTTCTCGCGCGCGGGCGGGGTCGCTCATGGGAAGTGATTCCGTAGAAAGGTAGATGGTTCCAATCTCTGCATCTATTGGATCTTCACTATTTTTCCAATCTATAGCTAATTCATTGATTGTGTTTTGCGCGTCTCTGAAAATATCTGAACGGTGTTGATCATATGTTGCCATTGCCCAGGTGCGTTCATCGTAATCCAATTGCGTTAGTGCACCTAGGAATCTAGCACACCTACCATTAACACATTCAATTTCACCAGACTCATCGAGACAATCGATGAGTGCCACACAGACCGCACTCTTGATTAACTCTGCCGATTTACTATTTTGCGGATTTGTTGTACCTCTATACCAAACGCGGGTTAGTAGCTCTAAGTCGGACATACCGCCAATCGTCGCACAAATTGTACTGCGACCGACAACAATGATAACACGGATGAGATCCGCAAAATTAAAGCCGTCGCCGCTACTATCTTTACACGCATATTCAATAATTTCTACCAATGCCGTCATACCATCAAGTCTTTCGTTTTCTTGACTATCTAGTATGTGTTGGATACACTCGCGCATAAATTGTGTTACCGCAGGATCATGTACGTTTTCTTCGTCGCTTCTAATTTGTGTATTATGGGCTACAACTGCGTTTGTTCGCTCGCCACCAGTTCTGTTATCTGGTGCTAATTGATCTCGCTGCCAGTGTTGTCGGGTAGCGATAATCGGCGTTTCGATTGGTCCAAACGCACGCATAATGTCAATAATGTTTGGTAACTCATCTTGTATGGGTTGTTGCGGTCGTTCGACCATTCTAACGACAAGCGGACTCATGTTAATGTCCAATCTCAATGGTCTCGGTACCGTAGGTCGTTGTAGTGCTTTAATAGTACACGCAATAACACTCAGAGTTAGCACACTACCGCCGATGAATGCAATTGTTGGATCCATACTTCGTGTCGCAATATATATATAATTACGCATCTCTAAATTACGCCAATGGACAAACGCTATGAAGAGCAATGTAGTCGGTGGGGTATGGATCTGCTCCATTGCGTTCGAACACAGCTGGGATCCGTCTTGCTCTCACAAACTCAACGACTGCACGAATACCTGAAGCACAGATGTCGACGTCTTTCCAAATTGTTCCAGCACCTAGTGCTTCATGAATATCGATTCCTGAACCAAGCTCGCTTTTGCTGTCATTGAAGTGAATGAAAATACGATTGCCGATCAACGGAAATACAACCTCGTAAAACTCCTCGAACCAGGCACGAGCATCGTCGTAATTGCGGAGATCAACACCACACGCGTGTAAATGTGCTGTATCTACACAAATACCAACGCGCGCCATATCCTTCTTGCTGAGCATCTGTAATAACTTCCCATACGACTCAGGCTTATGCCACACACTTTTCTCTGGTTTAGTTGCAGGGGTTTCTAGGTATAAAATCGCACCGGAGTCGAAGTCTTCTGCAAACACATTCTTAATACCTTTAGCGGTCTTGTGAAAGTCACCATTACATGGAAGATGAATGATTAATCCTACCAATCCTTGCGCACTGAGTGCGACCATCTCAACTCTGATGAACTTAACAGCTTTCTTCGCGACCCAATCCTTATCACTCCACGGAACATCGCTGTATGTACCATGTGCAAATCCAATAATATTATGTTCTTTCAGCGCGCTTGCCAACTTATTGTCGAACACACACAGTTTTCGCGATCTAGGGTCGCTAATAAACACTTGAACCACACCAACAACGACATCGTGTTCCGCCGCCTGTTTGATCGCGGCTAGCATATGCTCGGTTAGTGTATTCGCACCTTTATATTCGCGGTGGATATGCGGACCGAAAAGTTCAATCGCCGTGTGCTTGTATTCGAGCGTTTCTGCGGTAGCAGCCATTGTCTGAAAGAACGTATATCTTTACTACAGTATATAGACGCGCTTATACTAACAAAAAATGCCAAAATGTGATAGTCGAATGTATGATGATGTCTACTTCGTTTTCGGTGCTTTCTTCTTTTTGGGTACGGTCTTCGCAGTTTCGCTTCCGTATAGAATAACGTTACATAGTCTGTCGGCACGATCGTTTCCTTTCCATAACAATCTCTCGCGTGATGTTGCGGTAGGTGGTGGCTTCGGAAGGTGGCTATTAACATGTGTTATTTCGACACTGTGCTGTTTGCGCAGCTTGGCTAATATAGTTGCGCCGATCTCGACTAAATCAAGATTCTTAAGTCCCGACTGAGTACCTTTGCTTACGTGTTTATCGTAGCCACCGTTCATTAGGTTGATGTAAATCTTTGAATCAGACACGATCAGAATCGAATGTATATTTGTACTCAGCGTCGTAACGAGCTTATCAAAGCAAAGACAAAGTGCTAGCATTTCACCGCGGTTGTTACTTGGTCGTATTTCAGGAGCTGTATCCGTGTCATTCGGTACGATCGAACCTGACTCGTTTATCAAGTACTCGCGTTTGGCAACTTCACCGCTGATCGGTTCTATCTTTAATCCGACCGCAGTGAAGAAGATACCATAGCTTGCGCGCGCATCTGGTTTTCCGTTTCCAGAACAACCGCCGTCGCAGAATGCTATAACCGCACCACCTCGTTCGCGTGGTTGTGATACGACGTTAGTGTTGAAACCCCAATTAATGATATGTGCGGTATCGGCAAATTGAGTACTCTTTGCAAACCGCTCCTCTAGTGGAAGACGGTTATCCGAAAGCGGGGACGGATGAGCGCGCTTCATAACAATATGTCCATATTTAGTTGCTATTTTCTCGAAGGACTTGATAGCATCGCCACCCCAAAGCATAAACGTAAGTGTGTGGTGGTCGCTGCAGAGTTTTGCAAGGTTTGTTATAAGCATCTCTACAGGTTTTTTCCACTTGGCTGCGTGTTCGCGCCGATGTCCAACCGTCGTGGTGAGCGCGGCGTTAAGTAGAAGTACGCCTTGTTTAGCCCAATTAGTAAGATCACCGCGCTCGACTTCATTTGATAAGATGTCCGTGTTTTTGAGACACTCAATGATCGCGCGAAGCGATGCTGGTATTCCAGTCGTTGTCCAGTTATGTGGAATCGAGAATGCTAATCCACATGCTTGTCCTTCAGTTGGATACGGATCTTGTCCAATGATAACGACCTTAGTTGCCAGTGGTGGGAAGTGTTCCATGCTTGCCAATATCTTGTCTTTAGTAGGCGCTAAGTTTTGAAGCTCGCTCATTTCTTCCAACACTTTTATGAACTCGACGGGGAAAATCGTATCGCGCCATTCTTGTAAAATATTATCATACGCAGACATATTATACGAACGAACAACCAGGACACGACGATGGGGACTATATATGTTATACTGATAGTCCTTTCAATTCTATTGTTAGTAAGCATTGGACATAAAAGCGGCTTTGCTTCTGAGCGAGCGAAAACTATAACCAAAAAAGCGGAACTTGTGTTCGGCGATGACGCAAACGCAACATTCAGTACATTTAAAAAACGTGTCCACAATACCAGCGATTATGTGTTGTACGACGACGTTAAGAATTTATGGCGAAACGATACAATGACACCGGATGCCGTCGAAGGCGTGTTAAGATAGAATTAAACATTTATCATTATACAAATATAACAACGTGATGGAAGGTTCACTGACTATTGATTGCAAACTTGCCGCGATTGACGCGAAGATCGATGCGCTCATCCAATGTGAAGAGCGCGGGATCATGCAGCGACAGATCATAGAAAACAACACGATTATGCTCGCAGCTTCGATTAATAAACTCCTCATTGACCGCAATCTAGAGCCGATTAAGTTCTCTCGCCGGAACGAAGATGGGACACATGTTGATACCGACGACGCGCTTGAAGCACTTAGCGGCAAGAACGCCGAGGAACGCGCCGCGATGATCGCCGCCGATGACCTCAAGGGTAAGGGAGAAGCTTCAGATTGATGTAACTATAATCACGAAATATCCTTTTTTTGAACCAGAATTGAACGTACGGTACTAATATCATATATAATGAAGATGTCTGCCGATTCAGCCGATCGTTCTAAGCGACTTTCGCAGCTTCGCCGAAACAACGTTGAAATAATCGCGGGTACTATCAAAAGCCACAATAACTACGGTAGTGGGGTTAACTACGATGAATTGGCTAAAGATGCGGAAAAACTTATCGTCGAAGAAGCGCAAAGCAGCGATCCAACCAACCAGAGTTATAATCGAGTGCTTAACAACTTCAAGCAATTACTATCCAATCCATCTAGCGTATTCACCGACGTAACGGTTGCGATGCAACTTTGCGATGGCGTTATTGCACTCGAAGATATCATTTACCACAATATCTCAGATTCTCCATATGAAAAGGTACAACCTCGATGTGTTATCCGCTCCAAGATGCTTAATTACCTCCTTGCCGAAAAGTTCGACGACAAACACGCGCGCAAACTTGCGATCTCTATGGAGATAACGTGTTACAACGATACGATCACGTATTGCATTAACGCCGCAACTCCGTACTCGCGTAGATGGGAATCTCCCGCGTTTACAGGTATCTACTCGCAGAAGTGTGGGAATGTGCTTCACAATCTCGATTCTACTGATCTTGTGTGTCAGGAGTATGGTTGTAACTTCCTCGAATCGCTTCGCGATTATTCGGACTTCGACGAGCCGTTCTCATCACCACTTCTCCTTGCCGAAAACATGTGTCCCAATTCCACAGCAAAAGAAAAAGCAGATATTGAACGCCGTATGTGTATTACGGTATATGTTCGCACTTCTGCGTCGTACAAATGTCCCAACTGCTTCGTGATGGATTGTACATACATTGAGAAGCAAAAGCGTGCGTTAGATGAAGCCGCAGATATCTGCTGCACATGTAACAACTGCGGTGCGACTTTCCGCGGTGATTAGGTACGGTAATAAGATACGCTACATTTTTTATAATTCGATTAGATCAAGTGGTTTGGCATGATACCAAGAGCCACGTACTGATTGGCTGAGGTCATGTTAACCGAGGATGGTACTAAGCCAGAGTAATTAGATCCAGCATCGCGGTCAGATGTTAAAGCACCACCTACGGACACAGCACCACGCATGTCTGTAACACCCATTGCGTAATCGTTTGGTGCTCTGCCAGTACCGGCGTATCTGTAGTTACCGAAATCTCCAAGATCAGCCGCAAACCGTTGATCGATTTCTGGACCGTCCGTATATCCGCGGTTATTGTAGTACCCATCTACACCGTTAGTCATTCTACTCATGTTGATTGGCGGCCTCCTGGATTGAGGGTTTCCGACACCTTCTGTTATGTGAATTTTGTCGAGCAAACCACATGAAAAGATGAGTAGGATAGACACTACTATGATTCCATAAACAAGACTAGATGTCTCCATCGTTGTTGATCAACTTCTTATGTACCTTGTGTCAGACGAAGTCTATTATAAACAAGACTAAAAGCAACACTATGAGTATAATTAAAGGATTATGTCGTCCGACCTACACGCACAAATTGACCAACTTCACAACTCGCGTGATACACGTGAATTGATTATGAAGTTGCAGAAACTACTTCACCAAATAGCATATTACGTCGATAACTCGGAAGGCCGTATCAACGAACGTCGTGAGGAATGGCATGACGAATTCCACGGTGCGCTTGGTGGTACAAAACGTACCATGCACGCAAGTGAAGGAAACTTGAACACACGACTTCGCAGTATTTACGATGGGCAACACGAAAGCTTTGGTATGGGCGCTTAAAAAAAAATGAGATTGCGGACTCTCAACGATTTACGCAGGTGTCACAGCAGGTGTCACCTGTGTCACCTGTGTCACCTGTGTCACAGCAGGTGTCACAGCATCAGCCATCTTCTGCAATTCCCTTTTTTCTTGCACACCAACTTTAGTTTCACCGGTTTGTGTATTGTACCAAGTGGGGAACGCTGCTTTGATTCTACCCTTTACGAAGTCGGGAAGACCACCATCGCATTCGAATGTGATCGGGTACTTACCACCGAGGATATGTTTTTGAAGTGTGCAGAAGTGGCACTGTGTATTGCTCAAGAGAACCCAACCAGAGTTCACTAGTTGTTTGATACAACTGACCATACACATGCTCCTGTAAATAGCGACCACAAGCACCATCATCAACACACAAATAATTGCTTCTTTGACCCGCTTGTTCATAGTGTATCGGTTTATTTTTTTACAACTACTATACAAATGCAGCGCGTAATAATTCGGGACGAACAATATACGGATTACGACGTCCTTGCCACCGTGATATTTGATCAGAGCGGAACATTTCAGCCGAATCTACAACATCCAAATCATTCCACGCAATCATAACATCAACGTCAATAACCTCTGGAAGGTTAGTCATATAATGAGGGTATATAGTCATGAAGTATGCGATGGCGCGCGACACATTCCCTTTCGATACTTCCATCGGTTCGAATGTGCGCGTTGAACTATCTTTTTCTGATAGATTTACATTACCATCACCACCTAGATGTTTAGAGATGTCGTCGGGAATATCCATGTACTTGTAGTTTTGCCTGTGACTATTAAGTTTCGAATTACACGGATAACAATGATGTAGATCACACTTCATGGGTGGCTTATGATCGAAGATACTTTGCGGTACTACATGTTCAAGGTTGTATTTAAGGTCGCGGTCATTGACTTCGCCGCCGTAAATTTCGTGCTCAAATCCAATGGCGAAGTAAAGGATACGACGAGAATTCGTATATTCGTGTGTCTTCAACGGTGAAAACTGTTCGCGAATCACTTCGCGCAATTCTGCACCTATTTTACCTTGTTGGAGCGCTTCGTCGACGATCGCCCACTGCTGACTATCATCAGTGATTTCGATACCACCAACTGCGCCAAAATTCGGTTCTGGATATCTGTGGTCGTTCATCTCGAATATGTTTTCTATACTCAATATAATCAACGTTCTGTAAGAAAAAAGAGTATTACTATCACAGATCGCTATTGCATTGATTTGCTAGCAGAAGAGATCGCAGCGATTGCTGCGTCTATACCTTCTATCATCGCTTCGGTTGCGCTGTCTGGTTCATTGGCCATCACACGAACATTCATTTCCATGTCGGAACTATGTTCGACATAGCTGTAGTCTGCATGCATGAGCGTCCAATGACTTTTAATTTCTTTGATATACTCGACGACGATGTTTCCGATCGTATGTGTCTCACGGTAGTTTCTTAGTTGCGCTTCGTATAGACCATCTCCGAGTTTAATGATGTTCAAGTTATCAACATCGTTCTTAATATCTTCTCGAAGGCGACGAAGACGTCCCACTATATTCGTACATGCATCCACAACAACCGCTTTCGCGAGAAACGTAGCATCGGCGCGAGGTACCGCAGCGAGTGTAAATCCGACTAAATGTTTGCGCGGGTTGGATGTAAGCGTGCTTTCTTTGAAGCCGCTGCGGGATATTTGCGAGCCACCAACATGGTGCGTGTCTTTGACATCATATTCTTCAACGTCGAGTGGGCGACAATACCCTCGTTTTCCACACGAGAATACATGACTACCACCCCAAGGAGAACCCTTCTTAATAACAATATTTTTGACACGTAGGGTCGTACGTGCGTCGATCGTACCGATAGCAAATGATGGATTGAAGATAGGATGCTTTTTCAAGATATCTGCACCACCAACAGGGATAAGATCAGATAGTAGAATCATTCGGTATTCAGTAGAATCATTTACTACGTTAATGTCGAATCGTACGTTCGCGATCGTCTCATCGTCAATTCTGCTGCGGAGCGGCACGCACGCGATCTGTCTCTGAATGTAAGCATCTATCAGGAACTTATCGGACGTGTCGCACCACTCAATGGTTTCAACATCCATCTCTAGGCAACACGAGGAAATCTCACCCATGATCGCGCGCATAAGACCAGATGCAACGTGCGTACCAGCATTTTCGATCACGAACTCAACTTTCGCTGGAATAAGTGGAAAGTCAGCATCTGGTATAGCAATGCGTTCAACGCACTTAACATCGATACTGGAAATGAAACAGGCGTTTGTATTTCCATTCATTTTAGCCATTTGGAAGATAGGTGATATATACTTATAACCATAAGTCTATTCAATTTTCTTATAGGTGTCTCAAGGAACAAAGTTCTCTCAGACTATCATGGTTCTTCATACCATATATGTATGTGTTCCCGATCGCGATAACGAGTCACTTAAATTATTGAGGTATTTACACAGCAACCTGAAAGACCTAAAATCTGCTGGTGTCCAACTGCATATTGAGCGTGTGGACAAAAAGCAAAAGAATACTCCCGCCATGTTAGTCAAAGGACAACCACCTGTGGTAGGCCTGCGACAGATTGTGACTGGGTACGAACGCGGACTACAACATAAGCGCGAATCAACAGCTGTGCAGAATAAGCGAAAACAACCAGACGACGATTACGCAGACGATCCTGTTCGTGGCTTCTACAACGCTGAACTGCCGCGCGCGAGTGGTGACGATAGTGAAGATAGCGATGAAGACATAAATGGTTCTAAGGACTTAATGGACAACTATCGCGGACATATGGCCGCGCGCGATAAGACTCGTCCTACTAAGCCAGGTCGTCATACTGGTATGGTAGATATGAACGAAGCAACTTCCAGTAACCAAGCAACTTCCAGTAACCAAGCAACGCATTCGGGGAGACGCGGTGATAACCTTAGTAAATCACCCCAACAGCCAGCACCATCACTCGAGGATTATGGAGAAGACAACGATGAATCGATGGTAAAATCGTATTGGGAGAATCAAGAGGACTCACTCGGTGATGGTGATAAGCCATACCACGACTCGGATCCTGACGACGAATAGAATGACCACCATTGAATCGTATTAGAATTTGCGCTTATGATTATAACGCACTCAATACAATGGCCGACTTTACCAAAATACATGCGCTAAATCGCAAGATTAAAACACTTGTTCAAGATATAAAGCGCCGTACTCCGAACAATCCTGATGTGTATCGCATGGCAGAGCGAGTTAATACAGCCATTGGCATATCTCCGGTACAATTCGCCGAAGCTGTAGGAGAAGTCCTTTACTTCAACAAGAAAGACATCACGGAAGCTGATGAAGATTCTTTCTTAAATCGCGACTTCGAAAGTGAGATCGCCGGTAGTGACCACACGGCAGAAACCATCGACATTGGAACAAGTTTGCTACCGCTCGTTAAAGAGCAGTGGAAATCTCTAAATTCTGAAGAAAAACTAGAGTATATTGACATCGTTCAAGGTGCACTAGATGACTACATTATATACCTCGCATCCAAATAGTCGTAATTACACAAACACACCACTTAATCCAACGTTCAAGCGACGCTAGGACAAACCGTGGATGGTTCGTACGGTTGATTCAATACGCGCGCGCTCAGAGCTAGATATACCGACAGCGAGAGCAGCGAAGTAATTACCGAATCGAGCAACAAATGAATTGCCGTTAGGTTCTTCAATTCTATGACTATTCTTTTTCATTCGGTTAAGTGCGACGAAATACTTAGTTTCTCGCTCGTTAGTACCGACTCCGATTAAACGTTGAATATCTACATTGTCTGCCCATGCGGGTAGAAGTACGAAGATCACTAATTTATCTGCGCGTGATAGTGATTCAAGTATGTGATCCGCGGTTCTCTTAAGCATCGTTTCTACATATGGTGGATTAACACACCAATTTCCAGCGGTACCTATCAAATCAGCTTCGTAGAAGCTTCCTATACTACCGAAGTACTTATCTGTATCAATGTACGCGCTACAGAATTTAGCGTCGGTGTAACCCGAACCAACGGCGCGAGAGTTAAACGGAGATGCGAATCCTTCGTTGCGAACACCGTGTTCGTCGTACAACTTGTTAAAGACCGCTTGTGGTAGTCCCCAATTTTGCGAACCTTCGGCAACCGCATCGTAGCGCAATCGACATATTGTCACTAACTGCATCGCCATATCGTGTATTGTCTCCGAGTCTTTCATCTTTGTTGAACCACTAGATAATTTAAGCTCCGCCAGTTTAATCATGTTTTGGATTCTGTGGGTACTATCGAATGTATATTTAGTTGGCTCTGCGTCGCCACTGCACGTGCATGTAATCTTACCTTCGCGCTCAATTATATTTAATGTTACGTTTGCGGTATCTCTTACCGGTTTCGTTTTCAGCTGTTCTAAAATGAGTACGCGTACGCGATCGGATTCATCCCTATTAACGATTCGTTTATCTATGAACTCATCCATCATTTTAGCTTGCGCCGCCGTATTCGCAAGTGCCTCGTCGTGAATGTTAATCGCGCGATCATAACCAGCCGTTGCCTCCAACAAGAAGCGCTCTAGAATGTTGCGACCCTCATATGGATTACCAAGATTAGCAATATATTTCTCTGCGCGTTTGGTTGCTTTTTGTTGTTCCCATTCTGTAAGCAGCGTTTCAACGAAGTCGTCAGATGGAGCACCACCATACACACCAGCAGTTGTAACAATAGCACGTAAATTTAGTGCTACAAGTATAACTACGATGATGACAATGAGAATGATAACTACGTCGGGCGCATTAAATAACATTGTTTCGTGGTGATGGTGTATATATGTACTACATTATAAGCGACCGTATTATTGTATTGAATGGTTGATAAGTTTATATAAGCAATGCCACGCGGTGTGCGTATCAAGTCAAAGACGATCAAATCTACCCTCGCCGATGCGGATGTTCAATCAATGTTTCAGAATATTGTCGGCGCCGGAAGTAGCGGAGACTTCGCAGTGGTGGAGCCGCGCTCTGTTGATCTCGAAATCGTTGTCAAGCGTGTTATAGCAATTTTACGCGCAACCGCCAATTCGACGCTCCTTGGTAAATTCGAAATTGCGCGTGCTAGTATCTCAGCCTACACAAATACAATCGATGACGAATTTACAAAAGAGTTCTCTGCGATGGAGAACCTAGATAAGTATCGCGATCAAATCGGTATGATTGTTCCCGATCTCGTGGATAAGGAAACACAAAATAAGTTTGTAGAACAGTTTGCCAAATTGAAGAAGAGTAGTGCTTGTAATCTAATCATTGCTACGTGTAACAACCTTGAAGTACATAAGTTCTTTATTGGAGACATTGCGACTCTAAACCCTAAATTCCTTACACATTCAGCGGGCGCGACGTTTGCGCCCATAGAGCAACTACCAGTTGTCAATTTTAAGGACATATACATCTCGGATTTGACCACCGACTCGGATAAGCGCTTCTTGATGCTGATACTACACAAACTGTACATAAGCACACGTGCTGTCTATGATTTAATGATGTTACCAGACGTAGATATTGAAGCATTTAGCAACTTCATTTCTGAGAGTATTGAACATGCACGCTGTCAAATTCCACGGTGTGATAGAGCTTTCAATAAGATTGCTTCTAGTGTCGGTATGTTGAAGAACAACTTTAACGACTACTATGGTGACTTCGTTTGCTCGAACAATCCATCGGTTATTATGGAAAACTTTGTTGTCGATGTGTCTCGCACAGGTGATACGGACGTTGCTATGACTGTGCAGTTCCGTAAAATTATTTCATACTTCAAGAAGCAAGTAGCACTGCAAAAGAATATCAATCCCAAGCTCGCTTCAGTATTCGACCATGTAGATCGCAACTTCGAAGAAATAGACGGCCGTGACGCAGATGGAAATAAGCGACGTGTGAATCGCGACGCAGATGTATCTGATCCGATCGCTGGTACTGACATAGATGATTTAGGACCAATAGTTGATTCACATGTTGAAGAATCCGAAGAAACGCCTACCACGAGCACAGCTTAAATACACATTCATGTGTCCATTTTTTCTATCTATAATTATAGACTCAGTTATGAATTCGGAAGTTGCTATCATTATCATTCTCGTCATTGCGTTTGCCATTATTGGTGAATCCGAAGTCGCGTTGTTGGTTGCGACGCTCGCATTTATCTGGCAAAAAGTAAAAACACATAGTGGGCAGTCAAAAAGTATTGACGATACATCACGGTTGCTAGGAGCAGATAATCAAAACATTGAAACGCTTACTCCCGAACCCACTGATGGTACGAATAAGCCTAATCAATCAGATAAGGAGAAAAAAGAACTCAACCCATCAGATAAGGAGAAAAAGGAACTCAACCCATCAGATAAGGAGAAAAAAGAACTCAACCAATCAGATAAGGAGAAAAAGGAACTCAAACCTGAAGAACTCGGACCGTATATGGGCGCAATTGACATGGATGAATATGACTTAGTTGATGACATGCCCGGCGCACAGAGTGATAGGCGCACAACCGATTTAAAGAACCCGTTCGATTTGAATCGGTACAACTCATACGCACCAACTCCGTGTGATGAGATAGCCATTCGTTCGGACAATCTAGATGGTTCAGAGAGAAACGCACTTCAGGTTCGCGCACGCAATAGTGCAACCAGGCAACAGGCTGGTACGTTTGATAGACTCAGTCAGCTCAGGTGGGCGTTTGAAGAGGAAGTTGAGGAAGAGTCCAATAGAAATTGGTGGGGAGCACACGAAACATAAGCATCAATTTGTCGATAACATAATTTGTACTTGTTGTATAATTATCACACATATTCTGAAAACAGAATGAAAAAAAAAGATCAATATGATTTAGTCGTGTTTAGATTGTCTTAAAAGGTTCAAATGGGGCGTACAGACTCCCATACACTGAGTTCATGAAGCCACACACGCGCACCTGGGAACGGCTCACTGATAAGGTCTTCTTGTACTTGCGCTAGTTCTTTACGAAGGAACTCTAGTTTTTCTAGTCGCTTATTGATTGCGGATTGAACGCGATCACGCTCACGAAGATTCAGGATGTATGAGTACGAAGCATTCTCACCAGCGGTCACGAGGTCGTGTAGTTTATCAACTGGTGTGTATGCGGGTTTCTCGGCTAGTGTTGCGTCATACATGAGGAAACCGGCCGCCTTGAGTCGTTCATTCATGACATCTTCGGTTCGCGCACGCGGATACACAACGAGATCTGGGATCCTCGCGGCATACTCTTCGGGAATATCTGTCAGTACCGTTGATCCATTGATTGCGCGCGCAGTTGCGTCTGCATATAGATACAGTATGATACTATCGATAAGAACGATGCGGAGTTCAAGTATGATCGCTTCACGCTCAAGACGTTTGGCGTACAAGTCGCGACGCTGAGGGAACCAGCTGATAATAGGAGCGAAGTACGACATACCACAGTCCATGATAGTACCGCTTGGCGTCATGAAAGTAAGATTCGGAACGAGTGAGCTATATAGGCGTAGAACGTTTGCTTCTGTCTTGTATCGCGCAAGTAGTTCGTGCCATTGACCATCGTCGAGTTGCACCGTTAGTTCGACCGTATCAACATCACCGTAGTTCGTGATCACATTTTCGCGGACTACCGTGGTCTTCTTTGCGACTGCAGTATTGTCGTCGTCATTTTCTTCAAAATTGAGTCGCTTACGTAGCGCATTGACGTACTTGTTCGTAGACGTGCCAAGCGGCAGCTCTGTGATGCGGATTACATTTGTCTTTTTGTCATAATGCCCGATACCTTTGCTACACGGTGTAGTCGCATTCGCAGTTACTACTGATTCGAATGAACCTTTGAAGCCACGCGAGCAAATCGGGAGCATTTCGTCATGTTCGAATTGTATCATTGTTGCAGTCGCGTCGGCACAATTGTTTAACATTTCGAAGAACTCAGGCATTTCACCGCTGATGATTGAACGGATAAGCGCAACAACCGAATCGGCACAGCGAGCGAAGCTTTTGTGTGCCCAACCCTCACTTGGAAGATGTGCGCTCTCTAGAATCGCTAATGGAATTGTGGGAATGTAGTATTCCGGTTCGGCATAGTGTCCTTCTTGCGTAACACACTTAAGCAAGAACGTATCGGCTATAGGGAATAACATATCAACCAGTGGTTTGTTTAGGGTCACCGAGATATATCTAGGACTAGCAGCATCGGCAATACCGTTGTGTCGCGAACCGAATTGACCAACGCCGTTAAGAAGCGGAAGTTTGCGACCACCACCATTGTAGTATTGAGCCATGGTGATGACTGTAGAGTTAAGAGATGCGTCACCGTGTTCATAGTACATATGGAGCGCGGTATAACTTGTTACCTGATAGACTTTCATTTCACCATTTCCGTCTGCGGCTACGCGCTTGCGCATGGCTGCAATAACTTTGCGTCGCGCAAGGTTAAGTCCATCCATTACGTTGGGAATTTGTCTCTTAAGCGCTTCCAACTTGAAGAGCTTAGTATCAACCTCGAAGATCATGGAACATGGCATAATACCAGACGTTAATGTATTTGCGAGTGTACTTGGTGATGGGAATTCGACAGGAACCGAGAGCACGAGTTTTCGCTCGCTTGATGAGTTACCGAAGTAAGTTTCGAAGTAATGTGCGTCTTCAGTGTTATTGTATGGAATCTTCAGCAGTCTCTTGTGGAACTCGCCTTTAGTGAACATTCGTTCTACTTCCGCTTTGCTGTGTCCACCCAAACCTTTGTAGTACTTGTACGAGTACTTAGATTTCTCGGCGCTAGTTAGTGAGTCGTGCCACGCGTCGAATTCTTGTTCGTAGAAGAACTCCATGATTTTACATTCGTTCTTCTTCGCAACACCCTTCGGAGTTGCGCGTACGATCGGAGTTATGAACCGGTGGAAGTATCCAGTTGCGACAAGCGCAGGCCAGAATCGTTGGAAGAACGTCAGTGTCAATCCAAGAATCTTGCCAGTTCCATCAACATCTTGATCAACGCAGATAACTACTTTCCCATAACGTAGGGTATCAAGTTCCTCTGAAGTCTCATATGTACGAGTATGACTCAGGTTTAGTGCGCGCTCGAGCATATTGAATACCATATTTTGCTCAAGCTTTTCGCTTCGTACGATATGTTTGCTACCATCAAGCGGTAGGACGACTAACTCGGAGAAACGACGCGCATTCATTGGTACGCCCCCGAGAGTTGCTAGTGCGCAAAGATTGAAGTCAAGATCGCCTTTCTTTTGCTTGATGCCCTGACGCAGAAATGTTGCGGCACTATCTCCTTCTGCAAGCATAAGGATTGTATCTTTCTTGTATTTCGCTTTGCCAGCATGAACGGCGGGTTCATACTTATCGGAAGCTGGTGGCTTCACTTCGCGCTTACCAGTTTTCTTTCCACCTGCCGCGTGTATCCTCTCCGCCACTTTTTTAGCGAGTACCGCAGCGACTTCAGCAAGCCAAGAGACCGGCATGTCGAATGGTGTGTATCTAACCGCTGGTGCGTTGATTGAATCTTTCTTTTGCGCATCCCAATCAATACCTGGTAATGGACAAACGCTAATTAGCGTTAGTTCTTTGCAGCATGTCGCGGGAGTAACTTCCTCAGCAGATTCGCGATTAAGTAACCTACATATCTCGGCACGCACAGCAGTTGTTATCGCGCGTTTGATGTATTCTATTTGAGTGCTTTTTATACTGACGACACCATTGACGACAGATAGCTGAGAGAACTTTGCTGTATTTGCATGAACAGCGGCACATATATTCCACGGCGGTTGATCACCACCAGAGCACTTAACGATCGTCGGGAATAACGCGGCTTCTGGATGCGTCATCAGTTTGGAGAGCCCTTCGGCATCTTTAAACGTGTTGGATAAGACTTCGTCGTTAAACGAGATCTCGACACACTTTTTGCTAGTTGCACCAACATACGAAGCAGTACAAGCAACACGGTATCGAACCCAACCAAGAAGACTCTCATAAACATAATCATTTAGTTGTTCGTCTTTGGTGTCAGTGTATCCAAGACCAACCCAATCTGGTGAATACGTAATCTTCGTATAAGGCTTCGGATTCTTAGTTTTGATCTTACGCTGTGTCGGTGGGTTGATATCATATGCTGAATTTTCTAGCACTTGACTATACCACAATTGGCGGGTATGATCGACCGTCTCGATGGTGAAGCGCGTCGACCAACCAACCGCAAGTTTTGCACCAATTCCATTGGTGCCTCCAGTTACGCTATTCTTTGATTTCGAGATATTAGATCCCGCCATCAAAATGGTAAAAGCGGCTTCGACGTTAGATACGTTGCGTCTCTTTTGTGTGGATGCTTTTTCGTGTTTGTAAATCGGGATACCTGGTCCATCGTTATGTATTGTGATAAGGCCGGTACGATCGATAGCAACTTTAATGAAGCTAACGCGGATACCGCTTTTTTTAAGCGAGCTCCGATAAACTTGATCAGATGCGTTAGTGATAAGTTCATTAATCGTTGCGAGTAGTACGGGGCAATGCATATCACCAGACAAGTCTAGACGATGACCTTCTTCGTTTAAGCCGATGAGTCCTGGGATTTGTTGAAGTACTGGACTGCCAGCCCACATACACTTTTTGCGTACGTGTTCCTGCCAGTCCGCGACTTCAATGGCACCGACTTCGGAGCTATCTGATGCTGACATGTGATACCGACTGATTGACTGGACTGTAGAAATGTATAACAAGTGGTATATAGTCGTTCAATTTTAACACACATACGACGGCGGTAGAGAGATGGCGTTCAGCGAATTAAGATTTCAATTAACATTTGCGGCGATTGTCATTATCGCGATTATCGTTATGTACTATATCGACCCAAGCGCAAAGCGTGAAGCCCGCCTCGATCGTTTCCTACATTGCGTCGATCAGGATTCGTGCGACGGTCCAGGTACGTGCGGTGCGTATAACGGTATCCCACCTAGCACGTCATAGTTGTAGATTCGCAAAAGTTATACGATATCATATACAACCGACCATTATGGAAATGGTGACAGCAATATATTGCGCACTATTCGTCGTGCTCATTCTTCTTATATTTTACTCACCATGTCGCACGGACAAATGCACTAACCGTTTGGATGAATCACAAGGCCGTGTTTGGCCAAGGAGTTTTCCTGCTGCAATGTCTGCTCCTTATACTTACAGAGATCCGACAGGATTATCAGAATTTAGCGATGGTGATGAAGTCGGTGTATCACTCGGTGCCGAAGAATCCAGTAACGAAGGTATCCCTAGCAATTGGATATTGCCGTCGACACCGATTAAATGGCAGTCTGGTATTACGGACGACCACTACGGTGTTGATGGTATATCGACAGGACAAACGGATATTTATTCGTTGGGGATCCCAGACCATGAACCATATATTGGCGCCTAGTTATTACACGTAAAAAATAGTCGATACACCGACACTGATTTTTTTATTTTTCGTTAGACTCTACGCTCTTAGCACCATGTACCGTGGTTGAAGTAACCATTCCCGTTTTTAACTATCATGGGTGAGTAATCGCGGCGTATATCCATAGTACCAACGAACGTAGATGATGTTTTGCATTGATATAGTAGGAACATGAGCAGTATAACTACGACGATGATCACCACAATGTACGTTTTACAGATTTCGAGGAAATCGTCGGTTTTGCCTCCACCCTCTACGGATGTTGTGTCACCATCTGTATCCTTCACAAAATTCATAAGGTCATCGCCTTCAAACTGTTCTTGATTGTCGGACATGACTAAGATTCCTATATAAATTACTCAGTAAAATGACACCACAATTATTCAACCCTAAACAGATACTTTCTAAAATTGGTCATGTCGTTATCAGTCACTAATTTATCATCCGTAAAGCGCGTATATGGCACACTCTCTAAACGCGATCGAATATAGAATAGTGTATAAACACCACACTCTGTACGAGAATGTTGATGTCTGCGTCTCGTAACTGGTACAAAATGAATCGAAGGTATAATCGGCTTTAGTTTAGCAAGCGCATGTTCGGCCCATTCGATTACTTGTTTCGGCGGCACATTGCCGGCAGAGTTGAAATACTCGATTGTTGCATCTGACTTATTGCGAAGATCTACAAAGATAGCAACCCAGTGCTTACCCTTGCCAGTTGATACATCCGTATTCATAACACACGCGAGCATATCGGTCACACGTTCACGTACTCTATTGGATTCAGGGCATACAACACGCTTGCCTTTGACTATATCAGCAATATCCATTTTCCACATAGAACCGCATGTATTCTTTGTATCAATCATATTAAAACGATATGCGAAGAATAACGGGTATTGATTCTCCCACGTATGAAGTGTTGAATCAATATGCGTATTACTAAGTAACGCTGTATTATTCCGCGGTCCAATCGCTTTGAAATTATCAGCTACTATGCTACGTGTATCGTACCCTCTTACCATCAATGCCTCACGAGATTTCAACACGACACATAATTCATCTGGGCAACCAAGCTTCTCCTTCAGCTCATCAATAATCGTATTAGCCGAATCGCCGCCGACGATGAACATATTAAGACCACCAGCTTCGCTAGTTTCACTGTACTTCCCACCTTCATGTCCGCCTTCGACCGATATAATAAAATCTAAGAGACTATCGCCACCTTCGTATCCACCGTTGGTACTAAATCCAGTAGTTGGTTCCTCTGTTTCAGTTGGTTCCTCTGTTTCAGTTGGTTCATCTGTTTCAGTTGGTTCCTCTGTTTCAGTTGGTTCCTCTGTTGGTTTCTCTGTTTCAGTTGGTTCCTCTGTTTCAGTTGGTTCCTCTGTTTCAGTTGGTTCCTCTGTTTCAGTTTGTTCCTCTACTTTAATACCATACACCTCGGCGATTACTTCCAATATCTTTGCCGGTACACACGATTCGCCACCAGCTAGTTCGCGGGCACATTTATCTACAGCGCCGAGTGATAGTTCGGTAGCCGCCGATCCAAAAATAGACTCTGTATCTACACCACCATCATAAAGATTATGTCTTCGCATATTAGAAGGTTCCTATATAATATACTTCAGATACAAAATGAGCGCAGATAGTTATAGTTTCGAAGATAATGTGTCTTCAAGTAGCGATGGTATAACTGGTGGATGGGCGGAGTATTCAATTACTAGTCGCCACGGAAATTTAATGCACCCTATCGATTATGGGAGGTCATATATCGGAGCACACGATGTTCTTGAAAGCGTTGGTGCGCCAAGTGAGTTGATAGACGCGCGCGATGAAGTTGTTGAAAAGTTATATGATGTGAAGAAATACACATCATATAACTTGCTGAATGACGAACCACAAAATCCAGACGACCCACCGATTATTATTCCACCATTGAGTGGTGATGAGTTGAATAGTATTTCGCTTACAGATACACACGGACTTATCAGCGCAATTGATTCATTGGCAAACGCATTCTCTATCAAAATTGAAGGTACTCCAATACCTATTGATATACACGCGTCCGTTGGAGTCTCTACTGCCGATCAACAAGCCGTTGAACAATTAGAACGAGACATACTACCTTATATACAGAATCTAGAAGCTATTCAAATATGGGTAGCCAAACAAATGAAGAGAATATCGGCTCAAGGTCAATGGCCGAAGACGGAGATATCCAGAGATCTATAGCTGAACGATTAATGATTAAAGCCGCATTCGCTGGCAATGTAGAAGAATATAAAGAACATATGCTGAAACGCATCCTGAACTTTATTGAACGCGTTTCGGATGGAATGGTTCAGAGGTCACCAGAATGGTACGCTATTAGAACGACTGGAACACGCATTGGTGGTTCCGAAATCTCCTGTCTTCTTGGGTGGAATAAATATAAAAAGCGCAGTGAAATGCTCTTGGAAAAAGCGTTTCCAACCGATTCTGATCCAGTAGGTGCTGCATGTTGGTGGGGAACTATGTTCGAACCTGTTATCACACGGTTCGTAGAACTCGATCTCAACTGTACTGTCGTGGGCGACGAGATCTGTATGCGAACACCAGCGCGCGGACACTTCAACAGTCCAGATGGATTCGGAGTAGTTACGATATATAGAGACTCCAATGGTGATGTATTTCCTATGACAGTTTCCAACGTATATGAAATGGAATGCGGTCCAGAAGATGGTGCGGTAATCGTTGATACGTGGTACGAATCGGTACTGTTTGAATTCAAATGCCCATATCGCCGCGTACCTAAAGATGTTGTGCCTCATAATTACCTACCGCAGGTCTGGTCTGGACTCGATACCGCCGCCTTATGTGATCGAGCACTATTCGTCGACGGTGCGTTCAAGAAGTGTCCGATCGATTCACTCAAGATTGGGCACCGCGGTTACGATTTTGAGTATCACAACAAACAACGTAGTTACCCAGGTCGTCCAGTTGCGCTTGGTATCATACGCGTACTTGTTCCGACTGGTCATGTATGGGCTACACAAATACGTAGAAAGCTTCTTGGTTTCGGATGCAATGATGATACTGTTATGGAACATACTATCCTTATGGATATGCTTGAAGATGAAGATTCCGCAGCTGGACATGGTATAGTAGATCTCGGCGGAACTGGAATCGATGATTTCGACGCCATTCTCAAGTGCATAGATACCAAAGAGTTCATGATCGAATATATAGATCCTTACTTCTATCACGAGCGTTGTGGCATCACCACTCGCGAAGAACTTATTGCGCGCGCATACATCCCTAGCGCATACACAGACAAAGAATTGTTTGGGATCATCCCGTGGAAGGCATTCGATGTCCAATACATTCCTGTGGATAGACGACAAAACTTCCTCAAGAATATGGAACCTGCAATAGAATTCGCGCTAAAGCAAGTTCAGCAACTCAAAGGTGCCGAAAATGCGCGTGAAAAAGCAGCGGTTATGCGCGACGTCAGAGAATACGACGGAAAAATGAACATACGCGACCTTTAAGCGTATGTGCGTTCGTTCATTGATGTAGTATTTTTTATCGTATTAGTATGATGTTAGTACACGACGGAGTAGGACAGAGCGTAAAGACTGTTTTCCGATTGGCGTTTCACTCTAATTATATCGCCGACTTTACCTCCGCACCAAACGACTGGCGGATCATTTACAGAGATACGTCTAAGATCACCAGCACTTCGCCTAATTTCTTTGAGCAATGCGGTGGGTTCTGCGACTACCGAGTGTTCGGGGACAATATTTTGCTGCGGAATATTGACCGATAGGATAGTCATATTAAGACCGCGAAAGAGCGCACCCGTTTGATGTTGAACACCGCTGATGGTGTCTCTCACATTAGATTTACTAATGTGTTCGGATGAGGCAAATACAATGACTTCACGCAAAGTTCGTCCTTCTTGGGGACGCGTGCTATTTAATAGCTTTTTCATCTCTGGCATACGTCGAATTTTGTCGCTGTTTGTGTCGATGATGTATATAACGTCTTCATGCGTGCCGTCGTTATCTAGCAACTCTAGCATTACGTATCCTATCATACTCATAACCGCCAAGAATGTGTCTTTAGTCTCTGTGTTTTGACATGTAGCCACTGTGGCACCTCTACATTTGGCAAAGTCTGTCGCGTTCCCAACTGCAACCCATCCAGCATGTTCGTATGAATCGGACATAATAGTTGTAAATATACGTATTATATCTATATATTATTTATTATTCAATTATAACGGCGATAGTACGTATGTTGTGTCGATTTATTATTTTTTCTAGTATGCTATTTTGAACAGGTTGTTATATCCTAACACGGAAAAGAAAAGACCGACACACGGTAAAGTTAAGAACAATGTCGGACAAACTAGCAACCATGCAACCAATACCATTTACGTTTGAAAACATGCGTGTAATTCCATATACAACTGTGTATTCCCAACTCACTGAGGGCTTCGGTGTCCCGCATATGTTCATGCAGTACTATTCGTTTGCAGCACTCATTGTACTTGCTATTGTTATGTTCGCGACTGTATTCCCTAAACATTATGCCGCAACTCGCACGTACGTTCGCACTATGTTTGGTCTTTCCGAAACGATGACCCCCGGTAGTGGCAATGGTGTCACTGGTGGCAATTACGGCAACTGGTATGCCGGCAACATGGACGCGGGCAACGGAGGTTCGATGGATCGCGACGCCACTCGCTTCAACGCCGAAGTCCTCGGGTACAACGGATTTTCTCAGCAGTGTATCCAGCGTGGTGCCGATGGTACTGTTGGTCCCACCAAGTGGGATCCCGCTGCTATTGCCGAGCTAAATGCGCTTCGTCAGACTGGCTCATACACCTCTGGTGACGGTGACGGCGGAAATCGCTTCAACGACGTCGTCAATATGTCTCGCGATGGTACCATCGACTACGAACCCGTCGTAGAATACTCCGAGGGTGAGATGTCCAAAGCCCTTCACGATTACAACAATTAAATACAATACAAGATTAGTATAGACAATGTCGTCGGCATTCAATCCAAAGGTCAAGTATGGGTTCGCAATTGTTGCGATTCTGGTGGCTCTATATATAACATATTACGCGTACGATTCGTTCGGCTCGTTCGAGCGGACTCCTGATATGGAAGAAGCGAATACGCTTATCGCAGCTATCAATTCACATTCGATCGATATATAGTATGTTTATTCTGGTGGTTTCAATTTGAATTTTTGTATTACGTATAGAGAACATAGTAAGAAACGTAGTTCATTGCGTCGAATGGCATATGTTGATATTCCAAATGGTGATGATCTGAGTGAATCATTTCTTAACGATATTGCGAGACGTAAGGAATTTGCATCATTAAAGCGCGGGGTTGTCGGTGCATTAACACCTATTGAAAGCGGGTATTTGATCGTAAATGATGATCCAACTGTAGGAATAACGTTGCCACCACGCTTAGAAGGACTTCAATTACACGGCGCACAGATGTTCGTTCGCGCTTTTAAGAATCCGAATACACCATACTCGCGCATTTTAGTTAATTGGCAAACAGGCGCTGGTAAAACACTCGGTATGTTGGCAATGTCGCAAGAGTACGCACATCATTTTCGGTCGCAAGTACATCTACCACCAGACGAGCGACCAACCGTATTTATCATTAGCTTTAGCAAAGATACGATACAGTCCGAAATGTTGAGCTTCCCCGAACTTGGATTCGTCACTGCTCAAGAAATAGTCCAACTGGAAAAAGCAAAGGCGCGCGCCGCCTCTGGTGCATACGACACTCAGCGATTGAATGTTCTTCTAGGCACGTATAAGCGTCGTATAACAAACAGACTTATGGGCGGATATTATCAGTTCTATGGGTACAAAGAATTCGCAAATCGCATTTTCGTAGTCACTCCAAAAGGTGTAGCAGCGGGATTTGATCCCAGTGTATTATTCGATAATGATCCAGAGAACATTGTAGCCACAATAGATAGTGAAACGGATAAGGGGCATGTACATCTTAACTTAGAACTGATCAATAAATTGAAAGGTTGTTTAATCGTTGCAGACGAGATCCAAAAAGCGTATAACGTACAAACTAAAAACAACTATGGTGTCGCGCTTCAGTATGTGTTGGATTCTATCGAGGATGGTAATACCCACGCTATTTTCATGTCCGCGACACCAATGAGTGGTAGCGCCACAGCAATTGTAGATCTACTGAATCTCTTAGTACCAAAAAAAGAGCGTGCTAATAGGATTCTTAGACGCGATGAGTTCTTCGAAGGTGCAACTACAATCGGCGGCGTGGTACCTAGCAAACTTCGCAAAGGTGCACTCGAACGTATCAAGAACTATTCTCGTGGTCGTGTATCTTTTATGCTCGAACCACCTAGCGATACTTATCCAGCAAGATACTTCAAAGGTGTTTCTGCCGACGGTATTCAATATCTAAAATTCGAACTATGTGTCATGTCCAAGATTCATGAAAAAATTGCGCGTGGATACGAGGAGCAAACAGACAATACCAAACATAGTAATACAAAACAGTATCTATATGATACCGTTTTCCCCGCGAGCGAATGGATTACGGATGAATCTAGTATAGATGGATATACGATCCCGTCGTCTACGCTGTTGTCCCAATACGCTTCGCTCCCACAACCAAAACAATCGACAGTATTCACCGCAAACCGTGCGGATCACGGTTCGATGATCGCGAGCGGATCCGCGCTTCGCTTACCAGAGCTCGCGAAAATGAGCACTAAGCTCGCACATTGTATGAAGATGCTTATCGAGTTTATTAAACAAGGAACCTCAAGCGGTAAGATTATGTTGTACCATCACCTGATTCAAACTAGTGGTGTTCTACTGGTCGAATCAGTATTACGAGAAAACGGCGTTATTAGTCAGGATGAATCACCTACATCAAATACTCTTTGTGTTCATTGCGGAGAAACCAGAGATCGGTGCGATGCCGCAAAAAAGACCAACCATGAGTTTGCACCTGTTAGATACGCAGCCGTTCATTCGTTTGTGCGCGCTAACATGTTGAATACGATAGCTCGTTTTAATAGACGATCAAACGCACATGGAAAAGACGTAAAGATTTTGATCGGTAGTGGAATTATTAGTGTAGGGATCACACTTAAAGCTGTGCGCCACCAACTTATTCTCGCTATGCCGAGTGATATACCAACTCTACTTCAGGTGTTTGGTCGCTGTGTTCGCAATCGTTCTCATGAAGATCTACCGAAGGAAGACAGAAACGTAAGCGTGTATGTGTTGGTATCGACGTACGAAGATGGTAGCGGACCAGAATTAGATAAGTATCGTACAAAGATGGGTGAATACTGCGTCATCCAAACGATCGAAAAGACACTACGTACAGTTGCGGTTGATGCTTTCTCAAACGTAAGTACAATCCCGAAGGAAGATACAATTGATAGCCTCACGTATAAACCAGCGATTGAACGAGCCCCAAATAATATGATCTCGGATAGTTCGTTTCTTGCGTACGGTTGGGGTATTCAAGAAGTTGGCGTGATAACCTCTTCGATTTTAGCGCTATACAAGATCAGACCTGTATGGACGTACGACGATCTATGGAATGCTGTTAGTAGCAATACCGTCAGCGGTGTTAGTATTATCGAAAGCACGATGGATGAGCGCAATTTTGCTATTGCGTTACATAAGCTATGTGATAAGAATACAATTAGCAATCGTCAGCGTAATACGTTCATAACCTTCGCGGATCCATACTACATCGCAACCAACGACATTCAACTCGATTATGATTCATATACGCGATCACCATCGCATGTAGATGTCAAATCCTATTTGCTTACATCAGTGATTGATAATAGTTCACACACAAAGCTGCTGGAAATGCTTAAGGTTGTACCTATGTGGAAAACTCTTATGACGTATGCACCAGAAGTTCATTATACAGCACTTAGAGCGATCGTAGAAGATGCGGTCATGAGTGGTGTCGTTTCCAACAAATTATCGGACATGATGAATATGTACGCGAGCTTGAAAATTCTTATAACTGTCGGCGACGTAATTGAATCCGAAAGTGCGCGACGCTTGTACCGCGGAAATGATGACAACGACAAACATATTATCGGGTTTGTATCCAAACGTGCGATAAGTATTTACGATACTAAAACTGGTTGGTATGAATTACCCAAGAATACTATACCACTACCCAATTATACTGAAAATATGCATATAGTCGGATACGCAGAGCGTAAATCTGGATTGGTGCGATTTAAGTTGCGGCCACCACTAGTAATTAATGCTACGCATCGCGATAAGCGCGTTATCCAAACAGGAGCGGTATGTAATACATATAGTCGTAAAGAACTATCCGTTATCTCTGCAAACATCGGTATATCCACACGAGCGGAAGACAACATTGATACGATGTGTTCGAATATACAAAAGACAATGATAGACAACGAAATACGAGCGCGATCTAATGAGTCTACGCAAGAAGAAAAACAGCGCTGGGTGTATCTGTTCAATGAACTTGTCCGATAGGTCGTTCCGCCTTAGATTTAGATACCTTACCCCCAACGCTTTGAATTTTTTCCCGATCTGCAACAACACACCCACTTATTCTCATCGCCGCCAATGCACACTTCTCCGATCTTATTAGTTTTTCGCGGAGTATTCTGGCTATTGTGTTTTAACGCGTGGATTAAGTAATTTAACTACCTTACACTTCTTCCATCCTTGGTCACAACAAGAAAATGTACCTCCAGATAGATTCCAAGTGCGCATATTGAACTTGTCGTATATTGCTCCGATTCGATTATCTGGTAGGTTGGTATCTTCGTTCAACTTCTTCCATCCAGCGCGATCTAATTTTTTACCGAACTTATGCAGATGCTCGTTTAACACTTCAGTACCAGTGGTGTTATAATTAACAACATGTATGATTTCAAGTGGCGTCATTACATTCGACGCTTTTCTAACAGACCATTTATACATCTTTCCAAAGTTGCCCCCTTCGACACGAGATAAGCATATATCCCAAAATTGGATCGTGTCCATGCGTTCGATATAATACACACAGTTATCAACTCCGCCTCCAGATGAAGCGTTAACAAAACATGTCATACTATAATATATACAACGATGGAAGAACCGACGGATGAAGAAGTCGCGGCTTTCCTTAAGTCGCGAGAAGAGATCACCGTTTCTGAGAAGCGTAGGACACCGAAGCGGTTCAATGAAATTGTGCTACAGATGTTTGAGAGCGAGCGCAACACAACGTACCTGAAAGGTCTTTTCGCGCGGCGCATTGTTGATCCACATGCTCGCGCGTTCCTTATCAGCCGTATGGATGAACGATTAATGGAATACCGACCCATCGCGCTTGAGGTTTTGAGTTCGGACGCAATCGCCCAGCGTGGCCAACGTCAATCTGGTTCGGATTATTGGGAAGAAGTTCGTCGCTTGAATCGCAACTTCCTTAAGAGTTCAATGACTATGGTCAAAGATTTGCACCATCTTGTTACTGGTGATCATGGAGAAACATACTTCCAAGACAATCAATATCATTACACGATGTTTGAGAACGATTCACTTCGTCCGCCAGGTCTTGAAATGTTAAATGATCCAGCGCCTTTGTATGACATTGGAGAAGATCGCGCACAATGGAGCGACGACGGCGATACCGACATGTTTGGTGTATCCACAGCAGGTATATCGTCGCTCGGATGGCCTAATGTACCAGCCGATGAGAATCAAGCGGGCAACAAATCCGCGCTTGCTATGGCAAGACAAGCACACACATATAGTTCAGCACCACTTAAAACAAAAGCGCCGTATAATTCGGGTTCTAAGTACATGCGATGGAATGGACAAATTCCAGTCTTCCACAGAGGCGGACGTGAAGGATACGACCGCGACGACTTTAGCAACAATGATCTACGAGGCACAGAATTCGATTGCCATGTACGGGCTTGGGATATCGAAGAAATGACTGTTCCACGGTCGGAACGCAAGTACAGGAACTTCTAGAACTGAACTGTGAAAACGTATTGATATACAGTCGTACAGAAAGTGGTTCTTTGCTAATATGGCATGGACGAGGATAGGAAAATCGGCTAGACAGGTCAGCGTCCCGCGCAAGTGGTCGTCAAAGGAATACTCGTCATTTTACAACAATGACGAACCGCGTTGCTGTAAAATCAACACAGCTCAGACTTCGTACGGGATAATGCTTTGCAGACTTGATGAAGGAAATCCAACAAGCGTGCTTGCAATTAATAGGAGATACACATACGCCTTTGTAGATTTTCTTTACGGTCGTTATTCAAAACGCGATGGGAACGCACTTACTAGACTAATCGACAATATGACAGTTAGTGAAGCCCTCGACATTATGTCGTTGGATTTTCCACGCATGTGGTACCGCGTATGGTTGGACGCACCGAAAAAAGATTACTACGAAAAGCGTCTTGCTTGCTTCAAGATGGAGTATCTATCAGACAATGGAGCAAAGTTAAAAAAGATTATAAGGGGTGCGCACCCGATGGGTACACCTAGGTGGGAGATACCAAAAGGGCATAAGCGCGACAGAGACGAGAGTGACATTATGTGTGCAATGCGTGAGTTCAAAGAAGAGACAGGAATATGTAAGCGTGATTATCGCATAGTCCCAGACGCACAACGCAAAATGAAATACATAAGCACAGGTGTGGAATACACACACATCTACTTTGTCGCTATATGCGCTCGTAATGTAACGCCAGAGAGATTAAGTCTTAGACAACCTGGTCTTGTAGCAGAAGCTTCATTATCTCGCTGGCTTACTATAGCCGACTTGAAAGTTCTCGATCCATCCAATCGCATTGCAAATGAGTTCAAACCTATAACGCGAATGTTGAAAAACTTAAACAGATGTCCGTCGGGCATACGAATTAAACGCGACGAAAACGGGGCTACTCAGTACAGTCCAACGATTAACAAAAAATCTAAGTGGGTCGGACCTAGTTTTATAGTTGGTGTTAAGCAACCAAACACAAAGCGAAAGAATCGTGGTACTAGATCAAAGCGTGCTTAGCCAGATAGGTAAGTCCAGATCGCTTTATTTTTGTTGAAGTCCTCGTCAGATTCGAACTGTTGCGACATGATACGCATCGCGTGTATGAAGTCCGCAGCGCGAACAAGCATATTCTCACAGATCACGATTAGTTCGTCTTCAGGTTCATCACCAGTCGGATTTTCAAGCGCAATATCGCCTCCTCCGACGTTGCTGATTGCGCGGTCGACACAATTGGTTGTCAGCCATTTAGAATCGGTGATTTTATCCTTGATCAGATTTTTCGCATCTGCAGTATTAGGCGCGTAAAGGTCGAAGAAGAACTTGTATCTTTTTGATTGCGATTTGGGTAGATCTGCAGTCAATGCGGTTTCTTCAATGTAGTGAGCAGCAGCAACTTCGATGCGTTTCTTAAACTCAACATCATCGACTTTATTAGTCCCGTCCGTATTAGTATAACGACGCGCTAATACTGGTTTGCTTATGAGTCTAGTCATAACGCGTACTACCGCGTTGATGATAGATTTGCTGACACTAAGGCGTGATTGTAGAACAACACACGGGATGAATAACCCCTCACTAATCGCAAGATCGTTTCTAGTAACTGCTACATACACAGGCGCTCCAAAGTCAGTGCGACATACACCCTTGATAGCGTCTTTGACATGGTTGATTTCTACGTTTGGTAGAATACTATCCTGTGTTATACTCCACGCCTCGGCCGTCATATGTACGGAGATAGTTCCTTTTTCACCAACCGCGCGGATCTCAACATATTCGGCAGTAATGACGTTGAGTATCTTGGTGATGTAGTGTCCTTTGAAACACGTACCAACGAAGCGTTCTTCCAAAAGCATTCGCGTATGCTTGTTGATGTTGGTAGAGAAGTTAATAGGGTCTTCGATATCCATCCATAGTTCATGTTCAATTACTGTCTTCATAATTGATCCAGCGTATATACCAGTTTATATATACAACATATATTCGTTCAATTCTGACATTAAGTATATCTAGACGTTGGAATAATTATATACACAATGGATGTGCCTAGCATCGAACGCCAAAAAATGTACATCGTAGATAACGCCAATGTACTAGATACTGATACTAAGTTGTCTATTCTAGAGGTTGTTTCAATACGCTATCCTAAATCAAGCGCAGTGTTTCTCACAGCTAAGGGTACTGGTAATATTAGCATTAATCTGGATAAGATCGAACTAAACAAAATTATCCTTCATATATACAACATCGTACGTGGCAGAATTGAATCACTAGGAAGACCCATTCAACATAGACAGTAACTTACGACCATGTCAAAACACAGCGACCAAATTTACGCTGGTTATAGTGGAGATGGACACACAACAAAAAATGTGTCTAGTACCAAACACTCTTTCGAAGATTCACTAAACCAATGGAAAATGAGTAATGACGCAATTATCAAGCACAATGTAGCTGGAGAGAAGAAGGTCAAGAAATCTAAAGCCAAAAAGAAAACTGGTGGAGACGATGGCGCGGGTAATAACCCGAGCGCTGACGACGAAGACTCGGAGTCGTTCAAGCATGCAGCAGTGTTTCATTATGATTTTACCGAGAGTAGTGACGGTGGTAAGGAAGGTGGTTATCACGAAGAATTTGAACGAAGTTCTGAAGGTGGTGTCGACACAACCGAACAATCCTTGTCGTCATTCATTATAGAGGCCAAATAATAATATATACACAATGGACGGTGTCAGAGTTACAGAAGATACGAAAAAAGAAAAGACACCCGATGAGGTTTTAGCAATTGCTGATGAGATCTGGTCGAAGGTAAAAGATGCACACATTGACGTGATGAACGAAGCGGCTCGTGATGACATGTATGACGGTCTTCGTAAATCGTATCAAGATTTTGCGTTTTCGTTCCCCATCGTTTTGCGTTGGATGGCACAACTTGACATGTATCACTCGGAGTCGTTCAAGAAGTATTTACGCATGTGTAAAACACCCGCAGAATCGAGAGAGAAACATCAAGAACGTCAAGTGGCTTGGCCGGTTATGTTGTACCGCCGTAAGTACCCACATGGTAATGAAGACGGTGTCAAAGCGTATCGTTCTAATCTACTAAAGCAACTACAGGACGAAGAGGATGCATTTCAAAAGAATTATGATGAAATAGAAAAAGAGGTTGATGCCGAGGAAGCGATGGCAGCGGATGAGAGACGCGCTCGCGTGTTCGAACTGTTATCTGCTCGGGTGGATATACCGTAGCTACAGACACCTACTTACATTTGAAGTCGTCTATTAAGTGGCGACCGCGCATTACTCCATACCAACCAACAGCGTATCCTACAGCAATCCCAACTGGCACTGCCCATATAACATTTACAATACCTATGTCGCTTTGTACGCACGTTGGTATGACACACACTGCACCTAATGTTGCCATAGTGCGCATAAACATTTTTTCATAGTTACACATACTCATGATTGAGTATAAAAAGATATACAGGGGCTATATCTAGTGCGTTGCTTTCGTTGAAATTGTCATATCACTACGGCAGATTAGATTGACGCAATCATGGTATTGACGCTTTTTGTATTCTTGCGGATGAATTCGGTGTTAACTACCAACTGATTATATGCGGTTCCGATGCGTGGAACATCTCCAAGCATGAGACGCGCACTCGGACCACGGATAACGGAGACCGTGTCATTAATGGCTGCGTGTTGCATGACCTGCACAGCACCACCGAACGCCATTTGTTGGAGGATATTCTTAGGTTCGCGAGCGGTGAGACCGGAACGACTGAGTGGTGTAGGCTCGCCAGTCCATGTCATTTCATCGGCACACATCATGTAGTGTTTCATGTTAAGCGTTTGGTTGAATGATTGTAGTTCGTTAATGATCTTTTGACGAGCTGCTTCAATACCGAACATGCGGTATGTGTCATCTACAGAACTACTAACGGTCGCGCTCAAATCAATGAAGCGATTGTTACTGAGGTCGCTGAGGTTGGAACCACTGACGGCTATCGCCCATAGTTGCACTTGCTTGAGTGAACCATCATCGGCTTTGGCGTATCTAGTGAATGGTATAACGGTAGTATTGAGGAGACCGCGAATGCCTCGAATCGGCTTATCGTTCAAGATGGACTGGAGAAGCGTTCTCATTTTGGCTTCTGTGATGATGCTGTCGCTGAATCTGTAGCGGCGAAGATACATGCGCATAGCCAAGCGTGGTGCGTTTTCCGAAGTATGGACGATATGGATGAACGGATACAACGTTCTGAGTCGCTCGACAATGTGCTCAAGTGTAATCGACTTCAGTACTAGACGAGACTTGTTAAGTTCCAAGCGGATGCACCAATCAGTAAGATCGTTCGGCACTTCGATAAGTGGATGCTTATCTTTGAACTCTGTCATCCACCGCTTATCACGTGCGAAGATGGGATGGACGTTAGGTGCGTCCAATCCTTCGAGGAGGATGGTTTCGCGATCTACGAAGTATTTGAGTAGAAGTAGTTCGATTGAATTAGCGATCTCCTGCACCTTCGGTTTGTTGGCTTCGTATTCGGCCTTAACGTGAATGATGGTTTCGCTGGTTTCTTCTGCTTCTAGTTTTTTGGCATATACGAGCTCCTTGACCTTCTTTAAACCAGATTTATTAGTGCCGCCTTGAACAGATCGATGATGGGAATCGAGCATGTACTGGGTGAGTGGCTGACCAATACACTGCGACGTTACCGTACCAATCGCAGTACCGTAGTCGATCAAGCTCATTTTATATCGAAGACGAATCAAATCGCAAATCTCGGATACCATCATAGGGTTCATGAATAAGAGTGTCGGGATCGCAAGCTCAATGTGAATAAGTTGTTGGAATAGACGAACACTCGTGTGTAGGTACTCCGGTAGCACTATCTTTGCGTGTCGCGCGCCTTCATTTACGAGTGAATACACTATCGTATCGGATAGGTCTTTGACACTTTCTCGCATTTCTATGAGATCAGCAACTGTTAGTTTTTCGTTGATAATACGGTCACCACCTAGTTGATCCATAACAGTTTTCGCAACATCGACGGGACTCATGAATGAAGTGTTCATCATTCTTGTAGTATTGATACCTTCGGCGAACATACGCATATCGCGATATTCTTCGCGGTCAATGACAATAGTGTCGAAGTCCGTGTCGAACAACACTTGCGCTGCGGTGGTGTCGCTCTTAAGCCAAGTAAGTTTACTTAGGTCAACGCGGAACCGGTCACGTAGTTCAGCATCGCTGATCATAAGAGTTCGGTGATCGACTTTATCAACTTTACGCGTGTCTGCACCATCGTCGCCGTAAATCAGTTGTACAACGCGGGTGTGCTTCGAACACGCACGTAAGTTGTCTATGCTAGTGGATTCTAGACACAATACACAATCACGTTGAACCGCGCCAGTCATGGCTGTAGAAAGTGCTTTGTTGATGAGATCATAACGACCGTTCATAGCGCTGAACAAGAATTCGGAACAACTGAGACCATCGACGTAATTACTCGGAATAAACCCGCTTGCTTCGGGGTCAGTTTCGAAGCGGTGGAAGTAAGGTGATGTGCGTCGGAATGAAAGCTTTTCTTCGATGCGCATATCAGCAATGTTGACCTGACCAATCATTCCCATGATGTGGATGATATTAGCTTGATTACCCTTACCACCAGAGGCGATGAGTTTGAAGAACGCGTTAAACTTCGGATCCATTGAACCAAGAATGTGCCAAAGTATGTGATCCGGTGTGGCAAGTACACCTTTTTGGCGACGTTCGTAGAACTCTCGCGTCGTCATACCGATTGGGGGAATAAGATCTCCAGCTACAAGTTGATTGGTGATCTCTAGACTCTCTTGTCTAATCGCATTTACCTGATCATATAGAGCTTCTTTGTACGGCTTCTTAGGGATGTGCATGTCATAAACACCAAATGAGAAACCCGTGCAACCAGTAAAGTTAAGCACCATCTGCTGTACAGCGAAGATAGATTCGAGTGCGACTTGCGCGCCGTAATTGCGTTCGATGCGATGGAATATACTACCAGCTGATGTATCGCCAAGAGCGGCCTTGTCCATCACACCTTGGATAATTTCTCCGCTTTTAATGATAGTCCTCGTTTCGGTCGGTGAGTATTCGATGTACTCCGCGAACGAACTTTTGTAGAACGTTGGTTCGCGATCATAACTGATCGGTGTCTTTTTAAGAAGTGCGCTATACACCTCTCTACCTGTGTATGTTTTCTTAGTGATGTCCAACTGCGGCGCTAGTTGCTTAATACCACCAAACATAGCCATTGCGCGATTGCGCGAGATAACTACGTCGTCGCGCGTCATTTCGAACGACGATACAATACCGTCTTGTACTTGACCGCAGTACGGACCAGAAGACTGGGTAGAGATGAACCAATTAGATAGCGCCGAAGTGATCATCGCTTCTGCGCGAGCAGCTGTACTGTGTAAGACGATCAGATTCATAGCGTCGCCGTCAAAATCGGCATTGTACCAACCACAAGCACTGACGTTCATTTGATTCGTGTTCTCTTCGCGATTCATGAGCACAACTGCACGGTGCATACCGATAGAACCACGATCGAGTGACGGTTGTCGATTAAATAGGCATACGTCACCGTTAATAGTATCGCGGAAGATCGTATCACCAATCTCGAGAGTGACATCTTCGGAGCGACCGCCGCCGATGTATTTGATCTTACCGGAATCACCTTTGCGAATCTTGCTACACCCTGGATAGTGCTCATTCCCATTAAGGAAGTATGCAAGTAATCGCTCATAGTTGTAACTCTGTACGACTTCTTCGACTTGAAGCGTACGCGCGACACTTAGTGAAATACCGACTTCGTCGATTTTTAACTGTGTGTTTCCAGAGATGGTACTGCGCGAGATATTCCAAACGCGCTTGCCTAGCAAGTTGCGTCTGATACGACCTTCCTTACCAACAAGTCTACTAGTGTATGACGGAATGGGTTTTCTTCCAATCATGAATGTGCGCTTCGTCTTAGAGCCCGATTGCGCCGCTGCTGACTGACCCTTGATAAGACACGTGTAGAAGTGCTGCAACAGACTGGTTGCAACGTCGTACGACTCGTCGTTGTAAGACGGTTCATCAGGCAAACTATTGTTGCGCTTAACCAAGTGCTGCAGCAGCGTAGTAATCTCACCGAAACTATTCGCGCCTGAGTGTCCAAAACTTTTAACGCTTGGTCTGGTCGATATGGGCGGAATACGTACGGTCTTTCTAATGAGCGCTTCAGGCCTGGTAATGCGACCCATGAGTCGGACATTAGTGTTGGTAATACGCTGTAGAATAGGTAATATCTGCTGAGGGTAAAGTCGAATGACAACATTCTTCTTGGGGTCGTTTCCAGCCGTGTGTTGAATATACATGATATTAGGATCATCGTCGCTCTTCGTTACGTACGGAAGAAGAGCGTAGCAAACAGTACAAGGTCGAAACTTATAGTCTCCCTGAGCGGCTACGGTTAGTCGTCGAGACGGTATCAACCCTACCAACTTTTCTGGGGTCGGAAATAGATTACCGCAGTTGTGACACGCAACGCGCAACCACCGTCTAACCTCGTCGCACGCGAGCGGATTAATTAGTGGAGATTTGAGTACCAGCATGCCTGGATGTCCAGGGCATAGCTTCTTTGTGTTAGCACATGTCATACATGCGAATTTCTCATCTGTGGTCCCAGTTCTGGCGTCACATGGACCACCAGATACGGGGATAGAATCGGAGAACACTTCGGAAGTAGTCACCTCGACGGCCGAAGTAGCACGATGATCCTCATCGGATGCATAACTGAATACGACTGATGCTACTTCTCCGCTGGATACTGCCATGACTATATAAGTGAGTCCAGACGTTCAATTTTAATGTATAAACAGAAAAAATGCATATGGCATAATGCTCAGTTTATCGAAGGATACTTAGTCCGACACATTCTTGACGAAGATCAATTCACCATACAGAGATAGGTACTCCTTATCATCGTCCGTCAGCTTGTTGTAGACTTCGCGCTCATTCGATTGTATGCGAGACATATGCTCGTCGAATCCGATCTGCTTGTCAAGGGAAAACCCTTTCTCGCGGAAGATACGTTCGAACTCAGATACATTTACTAGCGGTTCTTGGTAATATTCGCCATTACTGAACGGCAGAACAATCGAGATCATTTGCCCAGCGGCTTCAAGAGTTGCGCTACTATATTCAGATTTGATTGAGTATTTGACGGCACCACCTTCGTGTATAGTCCATTCACCGCCGTTGTCGTGAATGCGCTTGAAGACGCGGTCACCGAACATGACAGTAAGTACGAGCGTACCACCAGTTGCAATAACGTTCTGACAGAGAGTTGCGAAGTTCTCAATCGCGGCAACGGTGCCAGCCATGTAATGCGCGGCGAGATTACAGAACGCAACGGATACACCAGCCTCTGGAATGCGATGTTTGTTAATCGCTTTAACGGTATCTGTCCATGGTTGGTTGAGATCAGCCGCAATGAGATGAAGAGACATATTGTTTTGCTGCGGCCTTGAGTTGCGATTGCTGCGACCACCGCGACCACCGCGACCACTTGATCTGATGCGTTCGTACTTGCGTGTAGTTAATTCGAAGAGCGCAGCGCGGTCAATATCAATACCTATTAAATGTCGCACGCCAGAAGCAACATATTTGTCAATATCGGCGCCACGACCAACAGCAAGATCAATTACCCAATCTTTATGAGAAGCGACAGTTGTGATACGCCAACGCTTGATAAGGTTGGTAGTTTTAGTTTGCGCTGCGTAGATAGAGCGACGCTCGGTAGCAAAGTATCCAGACGGACCAGTATATAGCGACTCGAACGGGAGCGGACTGACGTAATTGAACCAGGTAAGTTCAGCAACGTGGAAGAAGTTGCCAGCATCTCTTCCGCGCATAACATCGGATTGACGTTCTCGGCGCACGCGATCGAGTACCCAATCAACACCATGTTCGTTGGTGTTATTACCCCCTGCAATAACACAATCGCCGCGGCAGTATAGCTCGACGATGTTGTTGTCGAGGTTTAGTTCATCGGGCTTAGCCTTAGTGGTATTATGCCAGTATATATATGCCCACGGAACATCAGACGGTGAGAACTGAATCGGGAATACAGTACCTTCTCGATGTCTAGTAGTTGGGAACATGTCCTGATAACCAGTGCAGAACTGAAGTGCTAGTTTATCTTTCATCTCTACCGTGATACCGACGAAGAGTAGATATAGTTCGTACTTATCATTAGGGTGCTTTGTCGGCTTCGGCACTTCTGCAGAATACCAAGCAATATGTTGTTCCGGACACTTGCGCGCGAGGAAGTCGATAGTGGTCTTTCCAATTGGCTTCCATTTGTACGTCGCCGGGAGCTTACCGTGCTGAAGATATGTTTGAGAACCATCCACAAGGATAAGACCGTCAATGAGATATGGTCGCGGTTTTGTGGGATTGTGAATCTCATTGAATTGCGTCTTCATAATATCAACGTCATTTGAGCTAATATGTGCGTACGGTTTGGCCTCGATCGTAATCCCAGTATATCCTTGAAGAAGTGATACGGCTTCAGCAATGTATGGAAGACGTTGTTCAAATGGGATCTCATGTACCGCTTTACCACCGACATACATGACGTCGAATACATACATGGCGGTACCGCCAATGAGTTCGCAATCTACAATTGTTGCTTTGATTTCGTTGGAACTCGTTTGCTTTGCGTCGAACGAAAGATACCGATCAGTGGTGAGAACAGTTAGTGTCGTTTCACCAGGGAAGCAACCCTTCATTGCAACCGCTCGCAATCCATCAGCTTTATCTGTTATGTAGAATCCGACAGGTGGGAAGATTTTTTGGTATGATACGTTAGAGAGACTAATCGGTTTGGGCAACAGTTTTTTCATACCAAATTCATGCATGTATCGCGAGCGTAGAATACCTGCGTTTGTTGGTAGAATCATTCGCGCAAGTGTTGCAACACCAACTTGAAGCGCCGCATCACTTTCATGGTCTGGATTCGACATACTAAGAATAACGTTGATGAGGTCGGTAACGCTATCCGCGCTATTAATCGGTAGATTTTTTTCATCGACATATTCCACCTCCACTTCAAATTTGTAATCGCTATGTGTTCTATC